TAAGCACTTTTTAGAAAAAAGTGCCCAAAAATATAATAAGCACTTTTTAGAAAAAAGTGCCCAAAAATATAATAAGCACTTTTTAGAAAAAAGTGCCCAAAAATATAATAAGCACTTTTTCCTAGGGCTCGCAGAGACTGCTTTGAGAAAGAACCTTGCTATTAGCCTTTGGCCAATAGCTCGGCCGCGCTAGCGTAGCATGCGCCGACGCCCGCTAAGTGCCCAAAAAATATAATAAAACATTAAGCCATATATGTGGATTGATGTTTTATGAAATTTATAAAGTAATTATTGTTTGAATCCGCTCTTCATCCATTCAGCGACTTTCATGGTATCACTGCTCTGGAATATTTTTTGTGGGACTCCATTTACAATGGCCAAAAAGGCTGGAATAGTAGTAAAGCCGCAATATCCGAGTTCGTACTCGTGCTCATCTGCATCAACTTCATACCATACAATTTGTTCACTTAGGCCAAGTAAAAAATCCATATCTAATCGTTTACAGGGCTGACACCACTTAGCACCTGCCTTTAGAATCACAATCGGGTCATGCGGTACGCCCTTTTTCAGTAGGCTTTCCAGGAACTCCTGGCTCGGGAGGGGAGTCATCGTTCTTTTCAGATCCATACTGCTTTGCCCGAGAAAAGGTAACGCTAAAACCTAACACGATAATCAAGACAATGGTGCCTACCAAAATATACGATAGCGGATTTAGTTCTGTTGCTAACATGGCACCACCAACGGTGGCACCAACGGTGGCAGCAGCCTTCGCCTTATTGTCGGCCCCTAGGGCCTTTGAAACCGATTCAGGCGTAATCGTCTGATACAGCGCTGCGCCTGGGATGATAGAAGAACTCGCCGACACCGCATCGGCTGCCTTCGTGACTACGTTCGCAATCTGGCCTACCATCGTAGATCCCTTATCAATTGCCATCTTACCAAGTTCCACCGTATGATCCACAGTTGAAATGGCCGAATCGGCGGTTCGGATCGCTGCCTCTGCCGTACCTTTGAGTGGCTCGATTAAGGGGCCAAGAAGCGTATTTATCATGCTCTTGATCCATTCCATCGGACTAAAGAGAGCGGCCAGAAAGGGAAACCTGGATAACGCCTTGTCTTTTAAGGATGCACCAGGAGGAGCCCCAAAGTACTCATGATATTCCCCCGTCACCTCTTTTGTATCCGTAAAGAACTTGAACATCTTATAAAGCCATTCCATGATGGAGATGGGGGCAAAAATAAGTGTGATTAATCCAATCAGGCGTAAGAATCCAAGTTCGTTATTGCCTACCATAAAGGAATCCAGACCAATCATACCTCCAAAGAGAAGTGCCATCGCATACGTGAAAAATCGCATGTGTTTCTTGTCAGGGACATCGTTCACAAGAACACCCGCCCCAATACCTTTCGGGCCTAGAAATGGAATGGGTAAACCATAGAGTTGCACCACCTCTCGGTTAAAAATCGCTTGCATCGCATCGTAGAGCCACCAGACGCCGAAAAACATGAAATTCACAGCAAGTTTGGCCAGGAAGGTCAAGGGTGAACGAAGGTACAGATGGTCTAATCCGAGAAATCCACCGAGCACGGATAAGCCGAGAAAGACATTATAGGACAAATAAATGGCGCCTTCTCCTTCTCCCGTGTTCTTGTCATTCTCATTCGGAGGAGTACCTTCCTTCCAATATTCAAGTTGCGAGACGCTCACGCTCGCGCTCATTACTAGCGCTTTTTAAAAAAAAGCGCGCAAAAAGGCGCTGCGTATCTTAAAAGTAGGCGCGCAAAAGGGAGCTTTTTAGAAAAAAGCTCGCAAAAAGGAGCTGTGTGTTACGCCTGTGGGCATTTTGAATGTCCAAAGGTGTAAAAGTAAGTGCAAAAAGCATCTGGATTTTTGCGCGCTTTTTTCTAAAAAGCGCTTAGATGGTAAACAAAAGCCCACCAAATCCATTAATCACGCGAAACACGTTATAATTATGCGCATATACCACGATATGACAACTACCACGTTGTTGCCATAGCGGCATGGTCGGATTACTGAGCACGGTATTCATTTGAATCTGCCATACAATACTGTCAATTCGGCTCGCATTCATTGTGCCCGTCGGTTGAGCGTCTTCTGGTCTTAGTGCAAACGAATAGTTATAGATAAATGCATTAACAGGTGTTGTCGTGTGATGTTCATACGGCTGTTTCAAACGAAAATAGCGATAGTCCTGGCTGGCAAATCGGTCAAATCCATCCAGCTGTAAGACGGCACTACTAATGAGATCCAAGCGACCCGCTGGAGCATTCGAATTCACATACGGCAGAATGGTAGTGGGAGTAATTTCACCAATTGCCAAATTACTGTAATTGAACCATTCATTCCGTGTGGTCATGGTATCCTTTTGTACCACAAACATGAATTCCTTGATTGGATGATTGAATTCCACGGAGATGGTGGCTGTGTTTTGATAGGCGGATAAAGAATAGGCTGGCGTATATTGAACCTGTTCAATCACATATTCATGCGAATTACTAACGAATTTACGGCGCTCTTCCACATCTAGGTATACATAATCACCCCACATCATCATATTCACGATCGGAGTCGTGCAGTCCACTTGCACCGTACAGGCTGGCATCCAGCCTTCTTGCGTAGCAGGAGGTTGTGGCGGAGAGACCCAAAAGAGTTGCTGAAGCGGTCGTAACGTAATATTAATACGAATAGGACTGTATTGCAGTGCAATTAAGGGCAAGTACAATCCAGGATTATTGCAGAAATAGAACTGCAACGGAATGAGAAGTCGCATGCCATCGGATTTGGTACCTGGTTGAAGACCCGTTGGGTTATATTGATCAAAACGCCCAATCATTTCATTGAGGGCTTGTCGCTGGTCCGACGGCGTGGTTAGTTGTGTCCATATTTCCATCCATTCACCCGTTTGTCGGTCAATCTCCTGTTCCCCCACTTCAAAGGTGATCTCCTGGATAAGGGCGTGTCCGACGGAGTTCGTATAAGATAGGGCATTGCCACTACTGTCTTTGATTAAGGGAAGCGTCACATCCAGATAGACTCTGCCGAGCAAATCACCTCGCCGTGGTATAAGACAGGTGATACGTTGCCCAAAATTGGGTGTACCGTCAAAATACATGGGTTGGGTTTCGACAGCAAAGTTCGTATGACGACGATACACCATTTTAAAAAAACTAATTTGGGGATTGCCTGTTAAAAACAAATCCTGTTTCCCCGTAGCAACCAGTTGTAGTAATCCTCCACCCGCTGGCATCCTGTTGAATGTTCCGGATATTTTGCGGGGGTCCGCCCCCGCACGGCGGGCCTTCGGCTGAAATGAATAGCGGGGGTCGGCCCCCGCACGGCCGGCCTTCGGCTGAAATGAATAGTAGTTTGAGAGACTGGTTTGTGTAGTTCACACAGTAGATAAGAATTTTAATTATTTATGTTATTTGTTTTATGTATATTACTTATGCAAAAAACGCTTTTCTAAAAAGAGTTTTTTGCACGCTTTTTCTTAAAAAGTGCTTTTTGGGCGCTTTTCTAAAAAACATTTTTGCGCGCTTTTTCCTAAAAAGCGCTTTCCAAAAAGCGCTTTTTGCGCGCTTTTTCCTAAAAAGCGCTAATAGATATGAGCGGTCCTGGTATTACTGCAATAAATAGCGGACCATTGATTATTCGTTCCTATAATGATATAACTGGTAAAAACAATACATATATCCTTAATCAATATGATTATCCCGTGTCAAGCAATTATGTTATGATTACGTCGTCAAATGGTTTACTTGCACCGACAGACCGGCCTTATCTATCCTCTGTAACTGCATCATCGATAAATGCATCCAGAATGCAAGGATCCTCCATAACTACCATCGATTTAACCGTTACAGGCAACTTTATCGTTCCTGTATTTACTGCATTATCATTGACTGCCTCCACGTTTGCTGGGAGTAGCATAACTACAAATACGATTACTGCAAATTCTTCCATAACCGTGTCAAGTATAAATGCTACCAACAGTATAACAAAGTCTCTTCTGTTTTCTACCATTAGTGGAAGTACAATACTTGCCAACACTGGCATATTTAATTCTACCTTATTTGTATCTTCCCTTTCTTCTATTAATCAGACCTTTTCTACCTTAAAAGGCTCTACCCTTTCAACCACTACTGCTGTAATTGATTCAACCTTGCTCGCCTCTACCATTACAGCAATCAATTATGGATTTTCTACGCTGACAGGCTCTACTATTTCCGCAATTAGCACTGTCAGCAGAGATGTAAACTGTTCTACCCTTTTGACAAGCACCGTTAGCGGCATAACAGGGCCTACTGTACGACGTTTGACTGCGGCAACCTATAGTACTATTACAACAGGCACGTATACACCCTCAGCAGGGGTCGCGCGCATTCGTGTACGAATGTGTGCGGGTGGAGGAGGAGGCGGTGGATATTTGATGTATGGTTATAATGGAACATCTACAATTTTTGGCTCAGGAGCGTCACAGTTTATAGCCGCCCCTGGTTATGGAGCAGACGGCAGCGGTGGTCCAGGTTATTATGGTGGAAATGGTGGAAATGGTGGAAGTGGTGGTTCTGATGCAACTGCGGCTAATACTACACTCGTTATACGAATACCAGGTGGGAAAGGTCAAGGAGGCTCTCTGACCAATTCAGCAGGGAGTCAAGGCGGATCCAATGCATTTGGAGGAGGTGGTGCAGGTGGTGGAAATTTTTCAAACACCCCTGTTCCTCCTAGCACTCCTAATGGATGGCCTGGTATCACACATACTGGTGGTGGCGGTGGTGGTAGTAGCGCGTACAATGCAATCTATACAAGTCCAGGCGGTGGTGCAGGAGAATATGTAGAATTTTATGTAAATGCTCCTGGTCCAACTACCTATACAATAGGCAAGGGAGGTTATGAAGGGCGACCAGTAGATCCTATTGATGTGTGCTGTTGGTTTGGCGGTTATGGTGCATCAGGTATTATTCTTATTGAAGAGTTTTATATTTAATCTAAGCAGGAATAACAGGAATCTTATATAATGTTCCATTCATGTTAATAAAAATAGTAGATAGTACATCTGTTGCTATATTTGTAGCATTATACGATGATAAGGTTGACGGCACCATCGTAAAACTCGAAAAGAGAAGTTGATTGGTGCTAAGTTGCTTTGTAAAAAGGGTGGAGCCTGTGATGGATGAATTTGCTAGAATTGTATTCGCTGTAAAGGTTGAACCTAGAAGGGTTGAAAAGTTTATGTTGTACGCTGTTAACGTGGAGGCTGTAAACGTAGATGCAACGGTTGCAGTATTTGCTGTTATCGTTGAACCTAGAAGGGTTGAAAAGTTTATGTTGTACGCTGTTAACGTGGAGGCTGTAAACGTAGATGCAACGGTTGCAGTATTTGCTGTTATCGTTGAACCTAGAAGGGTTGAAAAGTTCATCGTGTTCGTTGTTATGGTTGAGGCTGTCAATGTAGATGCAACTATTGCAGTATTTACTGTTATTGTTGAAGCTAGAAGGGTGGAGGTTGTAAAGGAACCTGCTGTAAAAGAGGATGCCGACATGGTAGAATTTACAGTGATCGTATTTGCAGTTAGGCTTGAACCTAGGAGTGTGGAATACGTGATTTGTCTGCCAACAATGGAAGATACAGTAAGCACATTATTCACTGCCAACATATTGGTACTAATTGTGGACCCAGTCGCAGTAGAGAAAGTGAGAACCTGACTATTCATGGTGCCTGAATTGGTATCAAATACTGTAATGGTGGAGCCTGTAGCAGTTGAAAAATGGAGATCGGCTACTGTAATCGTCGTTGCATTTATTTTATTCCCAGTGATAAGTGCAGTAACATTTAATGTACTACCAGATGCGGTGGAGAAATTTAAGACGGCACTGTTAACGGAGCCAGAATTGGCATCAAATACGGTAATGGTGGAACCAGTAGCCGTGGAGAAATTTAGATCTTTTACTGTAATTGAATTTGCAAACATTTTACCATTAAATACAGAGGATGGATTTACTGTAAAACTACTTAATGCATTCATAGTAATATTCGTACCTGCATTAATATTTATCGTACTTGCACGAATGGATACCGTTTGAGATGGATCAATATATTGATCCATGGAGGTAATAGTCGATATGGTAAGTGTATAGGTGTTAAAATCGATAATCGTAGATAAATCGCCTATGACCGTAGAAATAATAGAACTAACTTGACCTACCGCCTGATTTCTTGCAAAGGATGCCAAACTTGGCGATGCAAAACTGGTAACCAAGAAAGGATTGCCTGAACTTGGATTAAATGCATTGGCGTTGTTTTTGGAAATATTGCCGCGGTCTTTAAATTGTGCCGAACTACCTTCTTTTTGTACTGTGGCGTTGTTTGAACGGTTTATTTGCGCAATGGGGCCTTGCTTCTGCTGCGCAGCAATATCAGCCATTCTATATAGTGTTCTTTTACTGCTTTAGATTAGTGGTGGAGGGCCTTCGGCCCCCCACACCCCCGCCTGGGTTATCTGGCGGATAATCCCACTGACATCCCAGGTGGATTATAAATTAGATGAACATTAAACAGTTACCCCAGGCGGGGGTGTGGGTTAGCGGAGCATGCGAAGGCCCTCCACCACATAAAGAAATAAAAGCACGGTGTAGGTAGATCGCCGTGTTCATAGCATGAGTAACGGATATTATCGTCCCTATAAATCTGGCGATGAAGATGATGATGAATCGGGCAATGAATCCGATACAACACATGCATCGGATACATCGTACGAAACCGATCAAAGTGAGACAGCAGTAGCCCAGCGACGCGCACAAGATCCACGTTATGCCATTCTTAAGGCAGCGGGGCCTAATTTGAATACCAGCGAAAAACAATTAGAATACCTCGCATCCGCTCCTCTATGGTACTCTCCCTGGGATGAAAGTACCAATATTGATTCACTCAAAGATCATGTCTATCTGGTCCCTCCTAAATCCACCAAAACCAGTCTTGTCAGCATCAAGTCCTCCAATCGTGATAAACGGCTGTATCCCAGTCCATTCAACTTTCAACTCAAATTACCCCGCACCTATACCAATATTACCAAGTTTCAGTTGGTACAAATGTCTTTTCCCAACAGTTCAGGAGGTGTAGCTCAATATGATATCTATGCAAGTACCCTTGTTGATTTACTCATTACATCAGGCGTCCCGAGTACATGTATCAGTACATGTATATCCGTTATGAATTGCACCACGGCAAATACAGGGTTTGGACTCATGGAACAAGGGCGCACGATAGATACATCTAATGCTACTATTCCATTAATGACAACGCTGTCTGTTCCCGATATCAATTTAAATAATCATCAGCTGGCACAGGAACTTACCTTTCAAGCCAACAATACTCCTCCTTTCAATGTGATTGATTATGATACCTTTCGCGATATCTTTACCAATACACGCGATATTTCGGTCTTATTTAATGAACCTGGGGATAACTTCCAATCAAAAACCAATGGAATCCGCTATAGCAATCCCACCAAGGAACAAATAATGAATACGTATTATACACAGCAACATATTGATTCCTTCCCTGTTATTACCGAGGATATTGCTTTTAATGCCTATTACTTCCCTATTCTCAAAGAAGCAATCGCTACCAAGTTGGCAAAACCATTTATTCAAACCGATAGCCTGTCCTTTGACGACGTGGTTACTGCAGTGATGGGCCCCTTTCAGGGGCTAAATTCGCCCCTTTATTCCATGCTGTGTCATCTCAATCAAGGAGCGCTAGATGGCTATCGGCCAAACTTAACATTTCAACTCAATAATATCAATAGTTATAAATGGAGCTACAATGAGAAAGAAAGTCGTTTTACAACCCTTCATAATACATTGCACACATCCATTCAGCGTGATCGCTCCAAACACTATAGTACTACATTAAATCAAGAATTGTTAATGCAAGGTCTAAACGCACATTCATTTGCTACGCTAAAATCGGGTATAACCACCAATTCATGCATATCAAAACACCTTGAAACCAATCTCAGCAGTGTACTAGGTAACTATCATCTGGTAAACGGATACAGCTATAAGGGTGGTGATATGCATGTAACAAATGAGTCTACCTTTACTGCTACCGATCTACATAGTGATGCCGATTTTAGTGCCATGTTTAACTATACCAGTTCCATTGGACGTATTTATGGAAATTACAGCGGATCCATCATGAAATTTACGAATTTTATGGATTACCATAGTACGTTATCTAGTTACTATCAAATTGTGCAAAGTACCACTGCAGTATTTTCGTCTGTTAACGGCAGAGTTAATGGTGACCATCATTGCTATATCTCTACCAAATATGACAAGATTTTGCCCAATGACATGATTCAAACACAGTCCTATACTACCAATCAAGCGTTACCTGTCTCTTTTGTCACCAACCAAAATCTCTATATTCCTGGACAGCCACTGGCGAGTGATTTGGCAGCTGCTGCCGTGAATCCTATTGGAGTGGGAGGCATGTTGTATGTCCCTCAATCTACGGATTGCATGACGGTATGCTGTACGGTTCTCACTCAACTCGTGAATACATGGTACAATGCCCTGCCTGTTAATATGGTTATCAATACACTGCAATATCGTCTAGGACTTATTAATACCAGGCCCAATACATTTAATATTTTAAGTAGCATTGCCCAGCTTACTTCGACGGGAAACATGAACTATTTTATGTCCATCAACGAAGAACAAAATTTCAATAACATGGATATTGTCATGAATGAAAATAATGCAATTACCAATGAAACGACAGGGCAGGTTAAATTAATGGCTGCGAAAATCTTAATGGGCAATGTGGGCGATACAGGTATTTCGCAAACACTTATTCAAAACCCATCGCTTTTTGAGAACGGGCTTGGAAAGTTGGATAAACTCAACATCAAAGTCTATAATGACGATGATAGTCTTACACCGGCCTGGCTCTCCTTACCATTTGTTATTCAGCTAAATGAATGGGATGCCACCTTTCAAATCGATGAAGAAATTGGATTTGCCAATCAAAACAGTGGATTTGGCAATCGGCCCAGTATACCGGTTCCTGAGGATCCTGATGATACGCCTTATATTCACTTTACGCATCGTAATAATCCGAATAACATCTAAGTGCACTTTTTAGAAAAAAGTGCGCAAAAATCCCAGAACGTTTTTGAGGGATTTGTGCACTTTTTTTAAAGTGCATTAGGATTTTTGTGCACTTTTTTTTAAAAAGTGCATGTAGTAATGAGTACCGCACATACACAGGCTCCTACACCAAATCCCTTCCTCGGTTCCTATCCCTTTGAAGCGGTAGAGGGTGATTTGTACCCCCCTGTTTGTTTGAAAACCCACTGGGATCCCACCGAAATGCTACGTCATATCCTTCCCCAACAAAAAGTCGGCCTACCCATGGATTTTCGTCCCCTCGTCAAAGTATGTAAAAATTATGTGACAAGTGGACCAATGGTCCCTTCTCCTATGCCCCCCAAGAATATGGTATTTCCCACAGGAGGAGAGTTCTATCCGCCCGGTCGTTATGCTGCTCATATTGACCAGGAATCAGTGCTGAGAACATTGGATCAGCCTTTAGACAAATGGTGCACGACACAGTACATTCCTAAACAAACCAGTAATATGTATGTTTCAGGCTCAACTGTTCCTGATCGCAAGGGTATCTCCGATGCCTTTGTGGATGAACTCGCTATGCCACAGGCGCTACTACGTACAGACAATGTCACATGCCGCTCTGAAAATGACAGCAAGTACTTTGAACGTAGTGGACGGCTGTTCAATAATCCGACCAAGCAGGACCGTTATGGAGCCGACAAATATTACAGTTTGCCCGAAGGACATCAACAAGGATACCCCATGCCGCATGGCGGCGTGAATTACGTACAACCGACAGAGCAGGCCATTCGTTCAAAGGGACCTATTCAACAACCTGGTGGTGCATTTAATAAGGAGCATGCCTCGTCTGGTTCTCGTCCCATTCAGACAGCCCCTATACAACGTACTTCTGTTGTAGGTGTTGCCACATGTGGCTCAGCTGCACCCGTCTGGTAGGTGGGGGAGCTACGCTCCCCCACACCCCACACGATAGAAATCATTGTTTCTCCATATTGTATGTGGGTGCACTAGTTCTCTAGTGTGGGGGGTATGGGGGCGCTGGCGCCTCCATATACTTCTGTTGTAGGTGTTGCCACATGTGGCTCAGCTGCGCCCGTATGGTAGATGTCACCTCATAATGCAAGGTGATTCCTGTAGCCATATTTAAAAATCCTATTGAATCTAACGACCGATCAAATACTTCCTCATAAGCATACTGCTTCAGTAAAAGTAGTATCTTATCTTCATTACTCGGCACAAACTGCGGATCAAAAAAAAGATAATATGCACACTTCTCCGTCATGATATCAAAACGAATCGGCCGAATGTCAGGAGCCTCAAAGATAAAGTGAAACGTCGGATGTTCCAGCGTAGCAATCCATGGTTTAAATGACTTCATCATCGCTTTGACCATATCTTGCTGTTCATCCTTTATAAGATGTGGGCAAACGGCTTCATATTGATACAACGGTATATTACGTCCCTCTAGCACAGAAGACAACGCGGCCATTCGCCATAAATCGGGTAAAATCTCATTCGTTTTCCTGCTCTTGTCTATCACGCGGTGCCAACTTCCAAGAACCTCAGGCCGCATTTCGGTCGGCACGGAATTACGCACCACGCCAAAGGAAAATTCACGTAAATCAAACCCTGTATGCCGCATCGGTCTGAGTTGCCCACGGATTTTTGCCAGAATCACCAGCGCATGGCACAGATCCGCTGCCGGCCACTGCAGATGTGGCAGATGTGCCGCAATATACTCCTGTAACGTAGCATAATCAAGTGCAGGCATCTCTCGCGTGTGCTTCATAAAGTGATGAAGAAGATGCTCTAGCTCGGCTTCATAGAGTTCCCAGAATGCAATGTCCTCACGATACACTCGTAATGTAAGCAAGGCCTCATTGATTTCTGGAGTTCTCAGCGTATCCAACTTGTCCAGGTTACATTCCCTTAGTGCAATGATTTTCATCATGTTTAGCCACGTCTCTCTCACATCAAGTTCGCGCACCCAATCAGGCATTGCAAATAATTTTCCAAATGGATAAATCGATTCTGTTCTTTTATCCTGAATGAGAGGTACGTCGTTTTGTTCTCGTAGCGTATTCCAATCTCCTCCGTCAAATCCGCGAATCATATCTTCAATGCTTAATACATGCTCTAAGGCAGGATTGGTACTTAGCGTAAAAGATGCCACGTTATGAAAAATAAGAAAGGGACGAGGGATTTCTCGTACAAAACGGGATAACGACCGTTCCTGTCGCGAATACGTTAGAAATAGGCCTCTCTTTGCACGTGTCACACCCACATAAAACAGACGGCGTTCAGAAATAATGTCTTCGTCACTTTTCCCTGATGGGAACACATCATCGTGTAAGTTCATGAAAAAGACAATGTCCCACTCAAGCCCCTTGGAGGCATGGATGGTTGCCAGGGTGACTTTCTTCGTGTGCTTCTGTGTTTTTTCTTCAGGGCTATACGACGTGCACAGTTTGTAGGATATGCCTTTTTTGTGCAGGCGTTCTTCTATTTTAAAGAGATCCGAATTGTAGCGCGAAAGAACGGCGAATGTTGTCTGTTTTGCATTGGGGTCATTGATTTGCTTGGATTTTTTTATCAACTTCTCGATTGAATTCACAATCCAGTCATATTCATCCGATGCACGAAAAAAGAAATGCACGTGGGGTTTTTGACCACCTTTCTGATAGGCCACCATCTTTTCCTTAAAAGGCAGGGTGGGAATAAAGCGCATGACCGAATTTGCAATGGTCACAATTGCCTCGGTTGACCGATAGTTCATACACAGCTGATAATCCTTGACACTGTGACCTAAATTCTTATCAAAGTCGAGAAGAAAGGAGACAGAGGATCCGCGCCAGGTATAGATATTTTGTGCATCGTCGCCGACAATAGACATCGTGGTACTCGGTCTGTTATATGTATTGCATGTATCATGCGCATCGGTTACATGATAAAACCCCTTCAAAATCTGCCACTGAATCTCATTGATATCCTGAAACTCATCCACAATAATCGTTCGAAATCGCTTTGCCCATTTGGAACCCATATCGGATTCAAGCCATTTCATCAGTCGATAAGGCAGTTCATCAATGAAGGGCTGATCCCTCAGTAAATGTGGGGCCCTATCTCTAAGAATTTGCGCTGCTAACGCGTGAAAGGTGCCCGCATACATGTTGACGGGGCCAATAAGATGATGTACACGATGAATCATCTCTTGCGCAGCAGAGCGACTAAAGGATACGAGGAGGATCTTTGTTGGGTCAATATCGTATTCTTGGACGAGATAGGCAATTCGTGCAGTAATGGTGCTCGTTTTTCCTGAACCGGCTGAGGCAAGAATCCGCTGATTTTCAGAAGGTGGACTTGTCACCACACGATACTGCTCATCATTTAATTGAACCGATCCGTGGGAGAACTCTAGAATATTCATGTGTGACGTATTGACACTATTTACTATAATATAGTTCCTTCGCGTTTATATTACAGACATTGATTGCGAATTTCTAAATAGAGATGGATATATCCATTATTCAAAAACAGTATGAACAGCCCACCGAATATCCAAGTTCCATCGCATTACAAAATCATATCTACGGGTGCTTTATTTTAATGGAAGATATTGCCCAAGGCACCATTACCTATGACGGTACACTTATTAAGACCCTTTCAAAGGATGGTGCACAATATGTCTTTCCCATCGATCAGGCATTTACTCAAATCGGTATCCGCTATGGATTTCTATTCGATACCAAACTCATTCTGGAAGACTGCCTAAATGAATACAAGACTATGTGGCTTTCTATTTTTAAAATACTTAGTGTAAGTAAAAAAATAGAAGAGGTGGATGCAATCGAGGATTCTGTAATTGCGTGGATTCAGAAGACGATTGTGGCAGAAGATGCGTATTTTATTCATGCACTGGAAACTGGCATTTTACCACAACTATGGATTGGAAAGGTGGTGGGGCTTCTATTACCAGCATTGTCACAGGCGTTATCTGAAAAGCCTGTTGTAAAACAGCCTGTTATAGAATCTGTCGTGGAGCCTCCAGTGGTACCTTCAGCTAAATCAAGGCAATTTGCAAGAACACGACGAAACCATGCAACGCAACCTAGTTTAAAGAAAAATTTTGCGCATACACGACGTTCGGGTAATGCACATAGTGCACATAGTGCACATTATACAAATACAGCAAATACAATTATACATATTCAATAACGACGTTTATGAACGATGGTTTATGTGTTTTTCAGAGGCAAATCCAAATTTATCATGTTCGCAATCGACTTTAACGCAATGACCCGTAGAAGGCTAAATATCCCTTGAAAATCAGACATCTGTAATCCAGCAGGAACTTCTCTGAGTTCCAAGGTAACTTTGTCACTAAAAAACGAAGACCTCTCATGGCTAATGACCATGATGTTCGGAGCAAGGGTAAACGCGGCTTCTACGTTTGCATGTACCCAACTATACGTTTTATTGATATCATTCTTTGCCGATGTAATCAGCAAATAATGGCATAGCGCTCCCGTCGGCTCCGAAAAGGACAAATCAAGGGCCGACCAGGAGTCAGAACCGACGTATTGGGTGTCCATCACGTAATTCTGAAAGTTTAACAGTTGTGATTGCGGAATCAACATATTGGTGCTCATATGGCCGACAAAGGTAGACCAATACCTGTCGGGAATCCCCTGAGAAACACTAACCATCGTTTTGTCCATGAATGTCTTGTAGCCTTGATCCGTCATTGTTTGCAGTATCGTATCTTTACTGCTGGTCTTAAAGACAGAGAGTACACCTTGCACGGCACTCCATGCGGAAGAGATCGTGGTCGCAAGGGCAATAAGTTGTGCATCCACTGTCATAAGTAAGAGTAGAATACAGCATAGGAGGCTACGCATGGTTCTACTTAGTGTTTACGTGTTTTGATACGTTTATTCTTACCACCCTTCTTTGAAGTCAATGAAAATTTTTGTACGTGCGATAGAATATTGGTTGGCAGTTCCTTCATTTGTTTTACAGGAAGATGTGATGCATATACTGCATTAGATGTGGCAGAATATGCATTAGACTGTAATAGTCTGGCAGATACATTTGCAATTGTTTTACGATTTTTATTTTCTAATGGGAGGCCCGCAAGATGCTTTACTAAATTAAATTTTCTTGTTTTTGATCCATGGTTTCTCATAAAGTTATAATCTCTTAATGCTTCATCAATTATTCTTTTATCTGCAGTTGATAATTCAGTATAATGGTTCTTATATAAACTAATTGCCGCTTTCTTTTTTTTATATGGGTCGGTTTCATGATTTATTGCACGAATAACATAGGGGAGAATAATCGATAAGAATGCTTGATGATCTCCTCTAAAATATGGTAATGAAAATTGCGATGCATGATCTACCATAAATAATAGATACATTAATGGATCAAGATGTTGCATGTGTACGCTATTTAAAAGCGGGGTTAACACCGCTACTTTTGCAGGTCTAGGATCGTGCAGATGATGCTGATGACCAAACAGTCCAGGTATAGGACTACACGACGCCTTCAATGCTTCTAGAAACACTGGATTTTCTGTTTTTTCTTCTTCTGGTGCATATCCCCATTTAGGTATATTTTCTGTTGGATCTACATTCCATTCATCTAATAAATAATGCATAATTCTAGGTTTTAGATATTTTGCAGATGCAATTAATGCATCTTTGGCATATTTCTTATCTTTAAATTGTTCGTGCTCTAATAATAATTTTAATGTAGATAAATGCCCGTTAAATACAGTCATGCTCAATATACTAGATTTTGCATGCTCTTCTGGCTGATATGTTTCTAACATTTTTCCAACTTCTTTGGTTTTGCCTGCCACACATAGATCTAAAAAAGTAGATACTTCTATATATTTTAATCGTAATGCTTCCGATTGCATAGATTCTTGTCTTAACCGCTCTTGTTCTTCTTCGTATTTTTGTTGTTTTCTCTGTTCAGTCTTTGACATAGGTCGTGGACCCGCATTTGCAGCAGATAATCCCGATTCGTTTTTTTTGAGAGATTTGTATGTTGCAAGAACAAGCGGGTAATTATCATTTATATACGAACCATTTGGGCGTTGTGTTTTTCTTACAAATGGCACTCCGTGCATGTTAAGAGCCTTTTGCCACAATGGATTTGTCGCGCTCATCTAATTATATCATGATAATAATTTATGCGTATCAATGTACATTTTTTCTTACTATAACTTTTATAGGTCTAACATTCATGTTAGAAATCATTTTAATTATTGTGGTCTGTTTTCTAATACTTACTTTTTTTTACAAACAAGCCGTATGCGAGTTTCGCATTAACCAGATGGAATGGAATCAAAAAGACAAAACAGCAACAATGCCTTTACAAACACTATCCATAAATGGGCAGGACCCAATCAGAGAGATTCTTCACGAAAAGGTTCCGCTTGTTATCCGAGGCATCCCGAAGGCTTCCTTTTGGACACACGACGATGTTGCCAACCGGTCATGCTTCTCAGAAATTCCTGTCTTTCAGGACATGTCCTTGACAGAATGGTTGAAGGATGCAAAAAGTGCTACGGCTGTAACTCTATGTCCATGGAAGTATCCTCAGGCCGAAGCCATTGCCAAGGAATCAGGCATTGCCATTTGGGCAAAGAAATATATCAATCCTGTCATCATTCACCCTCTGCTTCGTCTCTGGCTTACTCCATCGTATCACTGCTGGGCAGGCACAGTAGGCCTTCGTAAAACATTTGCCACCTGGACCTGTCTTTTCCCTGTAGATGGCGCCCTTTCTGTCACGATTATGCCAGAGTCAGTTGAAAGCTCCCTTCCTGTTCATTGGCGGAACTGTATCGTAAAAGACCTGACTGCCAAAGATACACCATTCTTAAGCGATCTCAAATACATGGACGTGATTCTCAGACCTGGTACATGCCTATTTATGCCAGCCCACTGGTATGTGTCGTGGACTTCACACGAATCCTCTACTATTATACCAATGGCATGCACCATTTCCTATCATACACCGATTAGTTCACTGGCGTTTAGTGGAGGAGCCAGCTCCCCCACACCCCCTATGTAAATATACCTTTGTGGAAGTGTGCATTAGCGGAGCAAGCGCCCTTGCATTATAATAATGCTCTAGTGAGCTTGTAAGCGATTTTCCATCAAATTGAACAATATATGCTGGATTCGCCTTATATTGGTTAAGAATACCAATAACTGTACCTATATTTCCTATCGTTACTCCGCACATATCGCTATTTGAATGATAAAAGCATGGATGTGTTTTTACAACTCTATCGCCGATGTTAAACATCTTATTTCTAGACATTCTATCTAATTACATTTTAGGCCTAAACCTTTAACGCGTATACTATAGTAGTATCATGCCCGATGAGGTAACATTAGATATGGAAGTAGATTCAGATGATGAAGCAACCGATAATCTGTTAGACGAGCTCTTTCAACTCTCACAACTAACGGAACAAATGTGCCAGCAACACCAAGAGGCGTTGTTTATTATGAATCGTATCAAGGAACAAATGGATCAGAAGGATAAACTGTATGTGACGGGAGAGAACCAGACAAAGAGGGACTTAGATACTGCTCTTGAAGAACTGCATACCAATGCGATGCAACACATTGACCAGACTGGTACATCTAACTTTAGCGAGTCGTTATTGACCATGTTATCTACATGCACCATTAGCACTTTTTAAGAAAAAGTGCGCAAAAAGCCCTACACGATTGAGAAAAATGCGGAAAAAGCCCTACACGATTGGGAAAAATGCCCTATACGTTTGATAAAAAAGCCCTATACGATTAAGAAAATATGGCACGTTTTACAATAGAATTTTTAAATACATACATTAGAATGGGTGTATTTAATGATCCAAAAAAGCCTCCAAAATTCAAAGCAGGTTACGGAACTGCAAAAAAAGCACGAAATACTATAAAACGGCTCCGCCGAGCAACTCGTAGTAAGGCACAGCAGGTCGCGCGCACGATGTATTCTCGCGCAAAATATCATAAGTATCAAACACCTGGTATGAAAGATGCGATGAAAGTATATGGTGATTATTTGCACTTTTTAAAAAAAAGTGCGCAAAAAGCCCAGCATGTTTAGAAAAAAGTGCGGAAAAAAGCCCCGCATGTTTAGGAAAAAGTGCGGGCAAAATAAGGAAAAAGTGCGCAAAAATCTAAATAGTTTTTTGGGCACTTTTTCCTAAAAAGTGCTGGGCTTTTTGCGCACTTTTTTCTACAAAGTGCAAATAGTTTTTTGGGCACTTTTTTCTAAAAAGTGCAAATAGTTTTTTGCGCACTTTTTCCTAAAAAGTGCTGTAAAATTGATGTACCTTTTTGATTACGAAAAGGTATCACATGACATACTACGCTGTCAATAAAGGAATTACTCCAGGAGTATACGATACATGGATAACAGCGGAAGAACAGGTCAAGGGATATCCTGGAGCAATCTTTAAAGGATTTCCAACACGTGTCGAAGCCGAAGCCCATTTTCAGTCCTATACCTCTATTCAGAAGGTGGTACTGGATAAAACCCACCTTGATACCCTAACCGAAGAGCAACGGTCCGTCGTGGATTATTTGTTAACTGGGAAAAACGTCTTCTTAACCGGCGGCGGTGGTGTCGGTAAAAGCTACCTTTTATCCGTGATTTATACCGATCTGCCTGGATTTAAAAAATCGTTGTCCAGGATTCAGATTTGTGCCTTAACCGGTTGTGCCGCACTGCTCCTCGGTCACAAGGCCAAGACGGTCCATTCATGGGCCGGCATCGGGCTCGGAAAGGGATCGGTTGCCGAATTATGTGTCAAAATTAAACGAAACAAAAAAGCATTGCGCAATTGGATTAGCACGGACCTTTTGATTATTGACGAAGTTTCCATGATGACCGCGGAATTAGTAGACAAACTCAACGAGATCGGCCAGAAACTGCGTGGTTCCAAAAAACCCTTTGGAGGAATTCAACTACTGTTAGTAGGTGACTTCTTTCAATTACCTCCTGTGAACAAAGGCGCAGATGGCGCTGTATTTGCATTTGAATCCGCTGCATGGACCCACTTAGAACTTGCGCATATTGAACTCACGCAAATCCAGCGTCAAAAAGACACTGTGTTTCAAACCGTGTTAAAAGAAGCCCGCATCGGTGCCTTATCCAAGGAGTCCTGTGCCATTCTACGAGCCCGTGAAGGACTTGACTGGAAGGACAACAAAATCAAACCCACCCTGCTCTTTCCCAAACGAGCCGAAGTAGAAATGATTAATGATTCCAATCTCAAAGCACTACAAGGTAAGACCTATAGGTATAAAGCACGGATTGTATACGATGGCAAAGTGCCAAAAGGATTTACAGAGCACGATGAACACTTTCAACAAGCACTGAGTTACATGGATGCCAATGCATCATATGCACTTGAATTGGAACTCGTCCAGAATGCACAGGTGATGTTGATTGCCAACGTGGAGCCTGATTCAGGACTGGTGAATGGATCACGCGGCATCGTCGTGGGCTTTTGCCCTACTACCGATCTTCCCATCGTAGAATTTGTAAATGGTGTTCGAAAACCAGTGGGGACACATGCGTGGCCCATTGAGGACATGGAGTTCGTGAACAGGACACAAATTCCATTGCGACTTGCGTTTGCATGTACCACGCACAAGGCGCAGGGGGCATCCTTGGATTCCATATTGGTTGATATCGGCTCAGGAAACTTTGAATATGGACAAGCTTATGTGGCGCTGTCTCGCGCCAGATCCTTGGACGCACTCTACGTCTATGACTTTGACCCGATTGCCTTTAAGGCACACCCAAAAGTAAAGGAGTTTTATCGGACGATGGTTGTATCGCAGATGAGCGAGGAAGAGAAACAACAGGTTCGTGCACCTTTCGCGGTGAACGTGGATGCAGATGTGAAACCGGTTCTAACCGAACCTTTAAAGCCTATTCAAGGGATTACAGTTATCAAAGAAGACAATAACGATGCAAACGATGCAATTCCAGGCGAAATACGCATCACAGAAATCATCATTCCAGGTGAACCTGTGAATTGGCTCTACGAGTCAGTGCCACCTCTGTGGAAAGAAATTTTACAACCCTGCCAAGAAAAACTCCTTGAACTCTCCACTACTCTTTCAACCAAAGCCTATTTGCCAAAACAAGAAGAAATCTGGACCGCACTGGCACTAACGGCTCCATCGGCGGTTCGCGTGGTCATTCTGGGTCAAGATCCCTATCCAACCCCTGGTAATGCACATGGCCTTGCCTTTTCGGTTCAGCCTACTATTCGGCCATTGCCAGCTTCCTTGAAAAATATCTACAAGGAATTGGCGGTGGATATGGGTTTGGTTCCCGCAGAACATGGGAACTTAGTCTCATGGGCGAATCGAGGTGTTCTCCTTTTAAACACGGTGCTTACTGTGGAAGCCGGTCAGCCACAGAGTCATAGCAAAATCGGATGGGAAGAAGTGACGGATCAGGTAATTCGGTCTATCGCCGCGCGATCGAAAAACGTGGTCTTTGTTCTTTGGGGAAAATCGGCACAAGTGAAAAAGAAACTTCTGGCGATGTTCTTGGAGATGAACCAGCACAAAGTGATTGAATCTGCGCATCCTTCTCCTTTGAGTGCATCAAAGGGATTCTTTGGGTCAAAACCATTTAGCGGTGTGAATGCGTTGTTAAGCGCGATGGGACAAGAGCAGGTGGATTGGAGCATTTTATAAAACTTCGTTAAACAATAAAAACTATTTTTTTGCGCACTTTTTTCCAAAACTTTTTGCGCACTTTGTGGGTTTGCTTCGCTTACGCCCCCACACGGCGGAGCTGTTGGCCAGAGGCCAACAGCTATGTTCTTTCTAAAAAGTGCTTTAGATCAAGACGGGTGACAATCCAGTGGTAAACGGGAAGGTACCATTCATCGGGATGCCCGAATAGATAAACGTATTGCCGTAGAAGAGGGTCGGCTGCATGTTGTTGTGGCAGGCATCTCCGCCATTCGATGCGATATTGTGACTATGAGTTCCAGCCGGATTAATCGTAATTCCCGTTGTAGAGGTACCTGTTGTCTGGCCAATGTCTGAATTTGAAGCAGCACTGGTTTGTGTTGTCAAATTGTTGACACTTACATCATTTACTTGATTAACATAACTATGAGCATGTCCAGGATCCGTAATGCCGTGTGTATGATTTCCTATCACATCGGTTGTTCCTGGCAATGCGGGATTTGTAGCACCAGGTGTTCCAGCCAAATTATTATGATTATGCGCAGGCATTTCAGCAATGGTCAGCTTATGTTGAACTTCACCCGTGGAAGTACCAGGGGCAAAAGCAGTCGTACCGCATGTTTCTACAATCGTCCCCACGGAGCCCTGAACGCGCCCTTGAAAATCTGGTAGATTAAATGAATTGCCGCTGCCTCCAAAGGTGTAACCAATGACCTGAAAGAGCAAATTGTAGGTGGTCTTATCCATTGCGCGTCCATTGCAGTTCAACCATCCAAGATGATCCACATTCACAAAGGATGTCTTTGTGTCACCCGTGGAGGGTTTGTTGCGAGCCGTAAGCGCCGAAGAGCGCGTCAGAACGGAAGTCATATCTAGTATAATATTTTATTTTATACTACGTCGGCTATAAATACGCCGTTTATGTTTTGTTTTTCTTTGTTTTTTATGATAATGTCTACGTCCTCCTTGAGGCATTCCTGTAAAATATGGCATTTGATTGGGAATATTTCCAACTGCTATTGTACAATTCATAATAGGTATAACTGTATGCGGATTGATTTGTTTTAATCCGAATACACCTGTTAGTGTATACACTAAGCCGCGTTGTATAACATATTCCTGTTCTCCAATATTATCTTGTTGGATGGCATAGGGATAATAACGGATATTATGAGGTATTGTAAATCTTAAAATGATACGAGAACCTATATGTGTAAACTGTGTTGTTGGATCAAACTGTGTAGGTATGATGGGATTTCTAGAAGGACCTATTGCAAATCTCTGCGCAACATCTTCACTTAGACTAGCACTACTATATCCACGTTCTACAATCATATTGTTTTGCATTATCAAATCTGCATTATTTATTCCACGATATAATACAGTAGTATGTGGTACATATGGTGCAAATGGAGTGGTTGGTTTATTATGCCAATGTTCATATGTTTGCATCAATGTATCTAATTGAAATATATGTCTCTCTATATCAAGATTTCTGTGAATATTTGGCCATGAACGTAAATAATCATTGATTGTCGTATAAAGAGCCCCTTTATAGGCTGCAATCGTAGATCGAATAGGGCCTACATTATTTGCAAGGTTCATTCCATTAGACATTCTATCATATATGTAGAATTAATAACATGTCGGAATTTCATTCCCTAACATGCCCGCACTGTAGCGGAACCATCATTGTCTATCCGAATGAGCTAAACTGTCGTATTTTTCGGCACGGAGTCTATCGCGCAACGAACGAACCCATTCCGCCACATTTAATAAAAGAAGAATGTGACCGACTGGTTTTAGAAAATATGATTTATGGATGTGGGAAACCGTTTATGGTTAATCATGAAATACAGGCAGTTGCATGTGATTATATATAAGTGGGGGCCAAATGTCCCCCACACCCCTCTCCTACTATCTCCATAAGAGCTATTCCATGAAGAGCCCTAAAGATATATTTTATGAGATACTAATAAGGGTCAATGGGTACCTGCTGTACTTCGGATGATATAGTACATATACAGATAGAGGATGCCATAAATACAGCAAGTAATACAGCAGGTAACATAGTAGATACCATAGGCGATAAACTCCCCACCTTTGACGATATTATTGATGAAAAACACATGAAATACATGAAACATTATGATGTATCATCAAAAGAAATAGAAGCAACGCAAGCAACGCAAGCAACGCAAGCTACGCATACTACGCATACTACGCATACTACGCAGTCCTTATTCTGGGGAATCGGTATCGAAAATGAAACCTACCTCATGCATGCAGAGAAGTGTGGCATAAAAAGCTTCCGCAATTTAAAGCAAAAACGGGAACGATACAGTGTTGATTATTATAAAAGTTTTATTGCAGACGGTCCATGCGGTATAAATGCATTACTTCAACGCGCAAACACATTGGATACACTGACCTACCCTATGTATATTAATTCGCATACCTTTCAGGCCACGGATGTAAAGCAAGAGCATCGCACCCATTACGATGTGGGAGGTACGCCCAATGTAGCGTTTACAGAATCGCTTCACGATATTTTACTAAGAGAAAGTGACTATTATAAATCAGTATACACTACTTCCTTTGTATTTGACGGAGATTCCATTGAGTTTATTACGCAAGACTTCTATTGTGCGACAGTGGATTCGTGTGTCACAGAGCTTATTTCACAAAAACAGCGATTCTTATCCGAGATACAGCCCTATTTTCAAAAATGGCATTCAAAGGCGATCGTCTTTCCTGACCATAACTATGGGTTCGTCTCCTTTTTAACCACCAAAAATCGTAACCTTGGCATTTGCAATAATGGGACCATTCATATCAATCTCACCTTACCTACTATGCTTGAAAACGGCGTTATTCAAGATAAGGCGGGCTTTATCAAGGAACATCTGAACCTGGTACCCTACTTTCAACTGGTAGAACCACTTATTGTCGCATGTTATGGTACACCTGATATCTTTTCCTTACTGTCAGACAATGAATATGCTGTCGGCAGTCAACGTGTGGCATTAAGTCGATACATTTCCGTTCAGACCTTTGATGCGGAACATCCTATAAATGGTAAGCTTCTTCTTATGGATCGGCCAAAGGAACCTGCCTTTTGGCAGAATGCAATGACGGCCTATCATCTTAATGAAAAAATAGGATATGATATTAATTTTAATAAGTTTAAAAATCATGGGATTGAATTGCGTTTTTTTGATTGGTTCCCTGAAGAATACCTGGCCGATATCCTCCATTTTTTTGTACTTTTATCGGAACATGCGCAGCAATCTTTGGCGAAGCCATTCGATAAAACAAAATACAACACTATTATTCAAAACTGTATTAAAAAAGGCTTCTTCTGTACCCTTTCTCTTGAAGAATGCACAATGATTCTAGAAGATTTGCAATTACCACAATTATCGCAGTCACAATCGCAATCTCCGCATTCCCTTCTCTCCCACATTTCCAATCAATTGTATGCATTCTATCACGACGGACCCATTGTTCAACTCCTGTCACCTAATCAACCAACTCCCACTATCCAAAATTATAATTGGATTGCCTATCAGAAACTTTATGATGATTTGTTTTCCAAGCCCGAACTTATCATTCGTGCAGAAGCCAATCCTTTTGAATCACGTACACCTATTGTTCCTAAGGACATTCAAGCACTTCATGCACACTTTCGTGTATGCGTAGAAACTGCTACTACACGATGCTATTCAGATGAAGACTATAAGGCGAACGGGGCAAAGATAGTGCCAAAGGACTACTGGATCACTTCAAAGAACTCCTATGTACTCGGCATTAAACATCCTGCACACAGTGCACACAGTTCACACAGTGCACACAGTGCATCAGAAACACAGATCCTACTCCATTTTGCGCACTGTTTTAAGGGGCAGTATGGTGCTTCACATATACTTGACACCTTACGTCCTGCGGTCTTTCTGGACTACGAATACATGTTAGATACACAAGGTAAACGTGTTATTTCCTTTTGCGGACAATCAGGTAAGATTGGATGCTATTTAGCATTAATGGCCTATTACAAATCCTATTATCATGCAACACGAGACATTCCTCCATTTAATGAGGAACTCTATCAATCCATGCTGTATTCCTTTACTGCTCGTCATAAGCCGTCTGTGCTCCTAATCGGTCACGGAACGGTTGGAAAAAGCTGTAAGGCCGTATTGGATCATCTCTGTATTCCTTGCACCATTTGGACAAGCAAAGATGCCATTCATAAAAAAGTCATTCTCGGACATGATATTCTTCTTCATGCCATTCGTCTCGATGAAACACGCCACATTGCCCCCTTTCTTGAACGGTCTGATTTAGAAAAGCCCAGCGCATTATCGGTAATCTGTGATATTAGCTGTGATTTAGGTCATCCACAAAATACACTTCCAATCTACGATGAATACACCACCAAACAACAGCCAGTTATTCGCATGAACTATGGGCAAAATAAAGTAAATCTCATCGCCATCAACTGCCTACCCTCCTTGGAACCAATTGTATCGTCTGACCAGTTTTCTGCCAAACTTGTATCATTATTACCAGATTTGCCGCATTTTCAACGTAGCGCTTCATTTATTCCAAATGCTGCCATTTTTAATCGTGCCTATCAAAAGTTTAAGGCGTGTCTTTTATCTGTGTCGTGATTTACATTACAACTGTCATAATTTATTGCATATACTGTAGTTTTTAGAAAGGGTCCTAAAAGGAGCTTTTCTCCGGCTGTAGTATCAGGATGGAGGGCCTAACAGAAGTGCGCGTATTTTCACCGTCATTGCGCGTAAAACAGTTAGATATGGGTGATGTAGAGGAGTTATCTTTAGCAGAAGGCGGTGTGTCGCGGCCTTCGGCCGCTTTGGAGGAGCCGAAGGCCGCTTTGGAACCCATCTTGCAAGAGAATCCCACCCGTTTCACCCTCTTTCCGATTATGAAACCCAAACTCTTTCAAAAATACAAACAACACGTCTCTGTTTTCTGGACACCCGAAGAAATTGATTTGGCCAAAGACATGAAAGACTGGGTCAAACTATCGGCAAATGAACAACACTTTATTAAAAACGTGCTGGCTTTCTTTGCAGGATCCGACGGTATTATCCAAGAGAACATTGCAGCCCGCTTTATGAATGAAATCCAGTTGGCCGAGGCGCGACAATTCTACTCGGTACAGTTGATGATGGAAGCAATTCATTCAGAGAGTTATTCCCTCTTGATTGATACATATATCGAGGACAAAGAAGAGAAAATGAAACTGTTTACCGCTATCCAAACAGTACCGTGCGTTAAATTGAAAGCCGAATGGGCACAGAAATGGATTGCATCGACCGAAGAAAACTTTGCCACCCGTCTCATCGCCTTTGCTATCGTGGAGGGCATCTTCTTCAGCGGATCCTTCTGTGCCATTTACTGGCTAAAGGAGCGCGGTCTCATGCCTGGCCTCACGACCTCCAATGAGTTCATTGCCCGCGACGAAGGGTTGCATACCGATTTTGCCTGTCTGCTCTACGAAGAAATTGTACATAAAGTCCCCAAGGCCAAAGTTCACAAAATTATTCGTGAGGCTGTCAAGATTGAGAAACAGTTTATTACAGAGTCGCTACCGTGTCATTTGGTCGGTATGAACGATAAGTTAATGGCACAATATATTGAATTTGTCGCAGATCGCCTCTCTACCCAGCTCGGATATGGCAAGATTTACTCCACGCAGAACCCGTTTGATTTTATGGAGCGAATTTCACTGGAGGGCAAAGATAACTTCTTTGAGAAACGCGTTACTAGCTATGCAAAATCGGGAGTGGGTAAAAGTGTTAGCGAGATGTCGTTCTCGCTGGATGCGGATTTCTAAAGGGCTTTTTAAGAAAAAGCCCGCAAAAATGCACTTTTTAAGAAAAAGTGCGCAAAAATGCACTTTTTAAGAAAAAGTGCGCAAAAGTGCATTTTTAAGAAAAAGTGCGCAAAAATCTTTTTAGTACTTTTTCTTAAAAATGCACTTTTTCTTAAAAAGTGCATTTTTGCGCACTTTTTCTTAAAAAGTGCTAAGTAGAGATAATATGACCTTTCTTTACGGCCTACTTCTATTACTCCTTCTCTACGGTGTTGCTGCCATGTTCTATTTTGTTTATTATACCCCTGGTACCTACACCTTATACGATTCACCTGTCTCGCGTATTCTATTTCCTTGGGCCAAGCACCCATTGTTTCCTACGTGGGGCACAAGTAAGTCAGGCATGTTGAAACTGGATTCTACCAAATACGGTCAGGGTGATTTCTGGCCTACGACGCAGAAATATGAACCGAACGAGAGTCGTGGTGCGGATCCGATGGGTGGCATGCGTCCCACCGACTTGCCCAAAGAACCGGTTGAACTACGCGATGGTTATGACCCGCTTCCGTCTTTGACGGACAATCATTATTTGTATGAGCAAAGTGCGGGTATTCCTGGAAAGACGATTAGTCCTATAGGTTGGTGGGGCAACGAACTTTTTTAAAATCATATGCTTTTTGAATATATTCATTATAAGTAAAGCGTTATTTATAATGTCAGATATCTATTTTATCCTCTTCTACGGAGTCATCTTTGTCGTCGTGCTCTATTTGATCTTGTCTATGTTACGTCCTTCTACCATTATTGTTGAGCAACCGCCGACGGTTCCGTTATGGCCTTGGCCCATTACCTCGTATAATTGGTGGCCTTATTGGTATAGCGGCGGTTCTGGCGGGTATTCTGGTACAACACGAGTATATCGTTCAGAAGGTCGCCCGTGGGGTGGTGCAAGTCGCATGGCAAACGGCAGTGGTGGCGGTCATCATAGCGGTGGTCATGGTGGAGGTCATGGGGGTGGAGGTGGTCATGGGGGTGGTCATGGAGGTCATTAAATATTTCACGACCAGATTTTTATCACATAGTATTTATTCCGATGTGATAAAAATAGGAATTTTAAATATCCAAAGATGTAAAATAAATGGAACGAACTATATCACTGGTGACACCTCACTTTCAGGCAGATCTTCATCTTAAAGACTATTATAATGATGATTATGCTGGTGTTTCTTTTTATATAGGACATAAGGATTCGGGTCAATTATCAGGCATGATTAGCATAAAAGGTGATTATAGTGGCACAATAAATCTGCAACATATGTTATCTCTTCAACAAAGTATATTTGATGATATTCAATGTGGATATGATGATACCCCTCGTTTTGGTACTGAAATATTAAAAGCGCTTATCGAGTTTGTTCGTATAAATTATCCAATGATTCATACAATGGAATTAACTGATCTAAGTTATATGGATACAATTGATTTAGTGATATATTCTATTATGTTATATAAACAAACATGGTATGAAAAGCGCATGAAAGCATATAGAATACCAAAAGAAGAATATAATGAATATCGCGAACAGGTTGAGTTATATGCATCAAAGAAAACAAAAGAATCTGTATCTTGGATGGAAATGCAATATAATATGATTATGTCTTCATATTATACAAATAGTATATTACATACATATATGAAATTTTTTGAAGAAACATTTCATAATACTGCTACATTTCCTGATTTTTTTTATAGGATAGGTACAGTTATTCCATTAAATGAACAATCTGCATTTTATAGACGATGGGTAGATGAGATTGTTCGAATATATATTACGGATGATAGATCATGGTCAAAGAGGACATGGTATATTGATATAAATTAGACGGATACAAACATATACTATATTATAATAGTATGTCATCTCTTCGTATAAAAACGCCACATTATATGTTTGATATCATGATTGCAGATAATACAATAACCAATTTGCATACTGTTACCATTAAATTAAGCTCTGGTAGTAAAATTTGTTTAGATGTTATTATTACACTTGAACTTCTAAAAGATAACAATTATAAAAGAATGCTGCAACATACTGCTACAATAGATAAAATCGAAGCGCATAAAGATTGCTTATTAGATAAAAGCGTATCAAATGATTATATGATGCAATATAGTCTTGGAAAGGAATTAATGAATGCCACATTATTCTTAATTTATAAAAAATATCCAACCATTACACGTGTGAAATTATCTGATGCAAGCAACATACATTGTAAGACTCTATCGGAAGATAAACTTGATATGCTAACATATAATATTGCAGTACATAAAAAAACATGGTATGAGCAACATTTTGGGGCATATATTGATAATCCTGATAAATATGAAACCTATCGGGCAAAAGTAGAACGATATGCATCTGCAGAAACAAAAGCAGGCGTTAATTGGATTGATTTATATAATAAAATACCGAGACGAAACATATATACACGTGAAATGTTTGATAAATATCAAGAAAAATGGAAACTTTTATTTGAATCATCCACCACTTTTCCCGAATTCTTCAAAGCAATTAATCACGATATTCCTAGAGAATACAAATGTCGTTTTTATGCCAACTGGTTAAACATATTTATTGAATCCTATATTGGACCAATGATTGAACGTAATTGGTATATTAATATTGCATCAAACATCGAAAGTATTCGTAGTAATGGAGAACCTACCTTTCAAAATGAAAAGAAAGGTGGTAATATGAAAAAATACAGTCGTAAAACAAATCATACTAAAAAGATAAAACGAACTACAAAAAAGAAATAATTTATTTGTATTTTTTACACCTTTGGACATTGAAAATACCCAAAGGCGGAATGTATTGCGCCTTTGGGCAAACGGTGTAAATCATGATAATATTTGAACACTTTCTAAAAAGTGCACCAGTGTGGCACATGTCGTCCTGTATACTTAATGAGTCCCTTCTCTTTCTTCGCAGTCCGATAATAATTCCGATAATTCACAATCGGATTAGATGAGATTTTATATTGATCGTCCATTGCAACTGCGAATCCTTCTCGTTCTCCCATTGGAATGCTTAATGGCAAATTGTCATATAACCATTGAATGTGTTTTTCACAAGAATGCTCCTTTTTGAATCGAAACCGATATTCTCTGGCCAGTTCCATTCCTAGTTCTGCCAGCCACATATAGTTTCCTGAACAGGCTCTGGTCCAGATGGAACACGGATGATGTATATGGCACGGACGATATCCAGTCTCCTTGGTAGAATCGCAATCAGGTGCATCCCACATGTATTCAGGTACTTCTACTTGTTTTTGAGCCCTTGAAAGTGCAATTGCTGATTTGCATTCCATCAGATGCGTATAGAAGAGGGCCCAATGAGCAGTGTATAATAACTGTGTGTATTCCAACAGCATTTTAATAACGTGTTTATCTACATGCCAACGAGCTGCCTTGCGTGTTTTCCAGTGTAGGGCGAAGATATTCATTTTTGGGAGGACAACTATTTATTACAGTCATCCAAATTCAATTTTATTTTTTTAAAAAGCATTATAAAATTGATGAAAACACTAATCTATATAAAAGGCAATGACGTATGAACTCAAACACATCCGCGGCATCCCCTACTATCTCCACGGAACTACCGTTCACACCTTTGAACTCGATGCAGGGCAGCCCAGCAGTAATTGCATCCCATTTGGAACCTATCATCCAGCAACTGACTCCATCGTCTATTATGACAACTGGGAACAGCTCCTCCAACCTCGTCTTGATGCCTTTAGAATTGCCATTAACTCACAGGATCGAGGGAGCCGCGACGCCAGTGAAAAGCCTCAAAAGCCACGTAAAGCCACACGAACTCCTCGAAAAGCTGGATCAAGTAGTGCCAAGAGTGTTGCATGTGAGCCAGTCTGATTTGGCTGCATTGTGTCAGGTGGTGAAGGAGTTTCGTGAGACTTTTTAGAAAAAAGTCTGCAAAAATCACAGGACAAGCTAGAAAAAAGTGCACAAAAAACATAAATACCATCTTATTTTTATATGAACTTAAATATATACAGCATATTACTAATAAACATGCCAAATGAATGTATCAATCGTCTCACCATTACTGCTAAAACCCGTCAGGATTTAGATTCAATTATTGCCACCATTGCCGCAAATTATGCGATTCATGTCATTCAGCGCGGTCCTTATGGAATTCGTCTGCAGCTAAGTAGCGCTTGGAAGCCAGATTATCTCTGGTTGCAATCCTTGATTGATGCCTTTCCTTCGTGCTGGATCAAAGATGAATGGGTTGTTGAAGATGGTAAGGCAGGTGTGTGGATTGGATATACGAATCATGGTACTAAACGTTTTTCCTCCACCGAATGGGAGGATTTGTCTTTGGAGGCGGAGAATTATTTTTTCAACAACTAGGGGGACCTCCGCTCCCCCTGACCCCCTGACATGATATATCATCTAATTAGATAGTGTCAGGAAGGGGCACAAGCGTCTTCACGCTCTTGATACGGTGTATCTTGTAAATATACCATGTCAGGGATGGCTACTCAACTATACAGTGTCAGGGATGGCTACTCAACTATACAGTGTCAGGGGGTAAGGGGGAGCGGAGGTCCCCCTAATTATTAATAATCTGGTAAATACTTGATAGCGGTACTCCCATTGGCAGGCTCGGATTTTGCCCAGTAAATATGGTTCTTGCCGAAGTCGTGGCCTGTCCTTGACGATACTTTAGCCGTTCCCCTTCCGTTTTAAACTGCGGATAGGGTGTTTTCGCTCCTGACCCAGTATTCGTAGAAGCAATCGCCAATGTTTGTTGATTGAGCGAATTAAAATATGCCACATTGGACTGATTATCCGCCACTTGTCTCACATTAGACCCAGAAGGTAGGGGATACTGTGGCGAATTCAGAGCGAAGCTTTGCAACGTGCTAAACACCATCGGATTGCTCGAATTGAAATTCAATGTATTATAGGGGGGCATCGGGCATCCATTGCGCGTTTCTCCCAAACCTTGTGACTGTGACTGTGCCATTCTCTACTTTAGTGCGGATATAAAGTATACTGATTTGTAAATAACTAATATGTCGCAAGCCAACAAAAACAACTATGTTCTTCAGGCTGTGGAACCTACTCCCAGCGGGAGTGCTTACTTTCGGGCTTTGCCCGAAAAGGAACCTAAGTTATTAACGCTTCAAACGCCCACGATTCGGGATCAGCGTACCCTTATTTGGCGTAATAAAAATACAGACGATTCGAACAAATGGGATGGTATCGTTACCTCGATAGAAGCATATGATCGCTGGACAACACACGGATGGAGCACCTATGCACCGATTGTCGGACTGATCCTGATTGATGTGGAAGCATCCGATGTGAATGATTTCACGGATCGTCTGTTTGCCATCTCAAAAGAAGTCCCTCTGGTTCTCCTTTCACAAAAGGTTCTTTCACTAAAATCGGCTGACTTTTGGGAGGAAAACTTTGACAACGTGGTCAACCTGGATACTATTATGGAGTCATACCCTTTTTTGAAGCCATGGTCTAACACCGTGGAAGACGCCATTCATATGTTTGCCATTATTTGCCGATACAATCGCGTGATTGGCTTTAATGAGAAGTATGCGGTAGAACGCCCATCTGATATCGTCTTTGAACAACAGGCCGTGCCACAGCAGGCCTGGCTTGTCACGCAGTTTTACGCGGCAAAATCAGCAGAGCGTGCATCCGAAATCAAGGAATGTCTTCGTCGGAACTGCGCCTGCCCTTATCTTGATAAAATTGTGCTTCTTAATGAACGGGATTATTCGGGTGTATGGATGAATGGCCCAGAAGGGCCAATACCAGGTAGTGAAAAGATCAAACAGGTAGTCATCGGTGATCGGTTGATGTATGCCGATTTCTTGCGCTATGTGAACAAACATGTGCCCGAAGGTGTATATGCGATTCTGGCCAATGCCGATATCTATTTTGGCGATTCACTCTTGGAACTGTGGAAGATCAATATGGTTGATAAAATGTTGGCCTTACTGCGCTGGGATCAAGGAGAGGATGCTGAGCCTGAAAACGCGATTATTTTTGGGCCTCGTGCCGATTCACAGGATGCATGGATCGTCCTATCCGATTCGGCCAAACAGCGGAAATGGGACTACAAGCCCTTTCAGTTTCAGCTCGGTCAGGCCGGTTGTGACAATGCCTTTGCAGGGCACATGCTTCAACAGCGATTTTGTTTATGCAATCCAGCACTTACCTTCAAAACATTTCATCTACATAATTCTAATATACGCACCTATGACAAGAAGGATTATATTCGTGCACCTATCTATATTAATTTAGTACCGACCTATTTAATTGATACGCGTCAAGAAACCATACCTCTTACGAAATCCGTGGAGCATCTTTGCAATCAACTGGTGACCTTTGAAGTACAGAGCAGTTCCATGTCCAATGAGATTACGTATTGTACCATGTTGGAGAAAGATGGGCGATACAAATGGGAACCGTCGGTAGAAAACCACTATTTTGAACCGGCCATCCCTGTGTATACGTGGAATCAACCTGTAGCAGTTACGCCCAACGGCCTCGTTTACGATTTGCGAACGATTTACATGGGAAAACACGCAGACGATCCGATGTACAACTACTGGAAAGGAACCAGTGCCGATATTTTAGTACCGATGTGTAAGGTCGACACAATGTTGGCAATCCCATTTGAATCAACTGCTGTGTTTGATCATATTGATACGTATATTACCTATTATCTGTCACGCGTTCTTCGTCTAACAGCAATGAACACTACTGCGTCGTTTTGGTTACCTCCTGCTTTTGCTCCGCTGTTAAAGGATTTTTCTATCAATTTGAATCGTGCAGTCCCCTTCAATGGCCAACCGTGTTGGGCAGAAAAGGTAGTCGGATTTCTGCCTGGTCCTTGTTCCAATGAACTCGGCAGCGAAGATATTGCCTGTTTGCGTAGTCATCATGAATGGATTATGTATCCATTGAAGCGTGTGTGTACTGTGATTATTGACAATATTCTTACCGAAACCGTGGCAAAACAGTTATTCTTTCCCCTATTGATGCTAACGGGAAAGGGGTGGACATTACGTTGTATAAAGAAGGAATCTGAACCTGCTGACTTTTTTGGCAGTTCTATCTGTATCACATACAAATCATTAAAAGCCGCGTCTATCTGGGCCTGTCCCAAGGAATGTTGCCTGATTGAATTTCAACAGGAATTGGACATTCGTGGTGAAATACAGCATTTGGCACATGTTTCTGAACTGAAGGCGTGGGTTCTACTTTTGTCAAAAGGGTCCATTACGGATGTTCAGGAACAAATGGCAGTACAATTGGGAAAATGGTTGAAGAAGAATGGCGGGGAGATTGTGATGGGTTAATAGAATGCCGATTACACCGCGTATGCACGCAAAAGGACGTATTGCAAGGCCTGTTTCGCCTAAACCGCCCGCATCACCGTCAGGAACGCCACCCGCATCGCCAATCGCATCGCCAAGGGAATTACCCAGACGAGAATCGCTTTTCGGTCATGCACCTGTCAGTGTTGCAAACTATAATCGTGTTGTTATACCTATGGAACCACCTGTGAATCGGCCTATGACTACAGCTACGCCTGTGGCGACACCTGTGGATACGGCTATGCCTATGGCTACACATGTGGATACGCCTGTCGCAACGCCTACGCCTGTAACTACGTCGAATCAATACACTACGTTTCGCAATCCCTTGCAATCCTACTATCCCGATAACAACTCCAAACATCACATGGTCACCTTTTCCGATGTAGCCAACGAATTTAAAGAAAACTACAACCTTGAAGAATCGGTCACGTCTACCTCACTGGATATTTTGGCCTTGTATTTGAAGGGTCAAAAGATTCTGCACACAGAGTCCAAAACACTCTGTGAAAAACGTCTACATACGCTGATGTTGCCTGCAATCGTTATTAGCAGTTTGTGTGCCATTCTCAACTTTGCCCTACAGAATACAAGTTATGGAGCCGTGCTTATCTCGTGTTTCAACATAATAAACGCCTTTCTTATGTCGCTTATCAGTTACTTGAAGCTTGATTCTAAGGCACATGCGCATCAATCCTCGGCGTATAAATACCAGAAACTGGAATCCGAGTGTGAATTCAATTCTGGGCGTGTACTTTTCATCAAAGAATCGACTGACCTTGCGAATTTAGTGGACGATGTACATAATCGCGTACTTGAAATCAAAGAGTCAAATCAATTCATTATTCCTGAGCAGATTCGCTACCGATTTCATCAGATCTATTCTACCAATGTGTTTACCCTCGTGAAAGCCATTCAGACACAGGAGATTATTTTCATCAACGACTTGAAAGTGATTGTGCAAAAAATGCAGTACATACGCGGACTCAAGCGACGAGAGGAGGAAAAACTGGCGACCATAAATGCGGATATGGATGCCCTTTATTCACAAGAAAAGTCCATGCAACTTAGTCGTAATACGTTAATTGATAACTATGTGGAGCAAGAGGTTCATTATCGTATGCAACAAACGACTCCGTTACCGCATGCTCCGCAGACAGCAGAGATGGCAAAAAGACTACATGATGATATCGTAAAACAAGTAGATCGTAACGTAATTAGTACCATCATAGATCAGGATATTAAACATATCGAGGAGAAAATGAAGTCTTTAGAGACGGAGCGTTTCGTTACACAAGACATGATACAGGAATTAGCAATACAGCGAAATAAATTAGAGACCGAAAAGGTGACGGCGCTAAAAAAGGCTATTACGCATCGCGCAGAGTATATGGAGCTTAATAATCTGTACGATGATGATTTGAAAAAGGACAGGGAGAAACAGCAGGGAACGTGGCGATTATGCAATTGGTGTAAGACATGATAAAATTTGACGGGTTTATGGGCATATTTAAAGGTACATCGTGGTTGCTAATATAATATGCCGAAGAAGAATGCAGTAAATGATCTCCATTCCATTAGCGACGTAACAAAAATAATTGCAACCCTCGTAAAAGCACGGGATAAACTCAAAGAGGATACAGCTGAACTAGAAATCACTATAAATACGAATAAAACACAACTCAAATCCATGGATGCCGAGATAAAGATCAAGCAAGTAGAGTTGGATACACTTCGGAAAGAGAAAGAGAAACGGGATGCAGAAGAGAAAGCGGAGAAGGAACGTGAAGCAAAATTGCGCGCCGATATCGAGGCAAAAATCCGCGAAGAGTTCGAAATCAAGAAACGGGTGGAGGAAGAGATGCAGCGACAAAAACAGCAATTACAGCAATTGCAGCAATTGCAGCAATTACAGCAAGATATACCAGAGACAGAGTTAACTAAGAAATCATCTGGTAAAAAGAAAGATCCGAAGGAAAAGGAAGTAAAAGAACCCAAGGAAAAGGAGCCAGGCACAGAAGCTGTAAAACGAAAAGCCATTCCAAAAACAGTAAAAACACAGTTGTGGAACAAATTCTTTACAGAGGACAATGCCAAAGGAAAATGTCAGGTATGTTCTAAAGAGATTAAGATGAGCGATTTTGAGGCAGGTCATATTATTGCTTCTGCAAATGGTGGTTCTGATAACTTGGACAATCTAACACCATTATGTGGTCAGTGCAATAAATCCATGGGTACACAGAGTGTATATGAGTTTAAGAAAACATATTTTCCAGAGGATACATGTGATATTTTGGGGATGGCGTTAGAACAATCTAATAATATCTCTCCTTAAAAGCATCCATCTTTTCTGTTCCCATGGAGAGATTACAAGAAATGCATACAGGACGAAGATTATCAACAGTATCCTTTCCTCCATTGGCATGTGCGACAATATGTCCCGCATGCCAATCGTCTAAGGCTTCCAGTACCGTTTTACAGCAAAAGCAAGAGCCAGTCACCGAATCGCCGAACTGAGCCATTGATTTAACTTTATTGTGAAAGAAATATTAATCTTATGAACGACGGTTTTTTCTAGTTTTGTTGAAGGCGCCGCCTTTTTTAGCTTTTGATTTCTTTGTTCCATCAGTAGGGTTTTCATCCTTTTGTTTTTTAACGGCAATAATAGCCTCATTTAATGTAACATCTTCCTCCCAAAAATGTTCCTTAAAATATGTAAACAGACGCCAATCAACCCTAAATCCGCCCCATGTGCATGAAGATACTATATTTTTGAAAAAATTAGATTGTAAAAATAATTTTAATTTGTTTGCATCTTTTTCATTTTTAATAACCAATCCCATTGCACCTTGTGTCATACCATATTTTCCTTCTATATCAATAATTGGTTTCGCAATACCACTTGATGTTTCTGCAAAAATTACTTTTGGAACTCCAAACATACCATACTTATTTGTCGATGAATAATAAAAGGTTGCTCCATCTTTGGTTACTGTATGAACCGCAGGATATTTAAAATCTGAATCTTGTGTAGTAGAAGTCCAATCTTTATCAGATGCATATGCACTACGTTCAAATAAAATGCACGGTTTATTCATATATTTACCTGTTTTTTCATCAAAATTACCTAATTCACATGTAGAATCTGATTTTTTAGGAAATAATTTAATTACATTTTTAAAATTAAAATTTGGTAAAAAATCAAAATCTTGTAAATCTATATTTAATACTTCTCCGCGAATATCTTTTATGGTTGTATGTTTTGTTGTACTATGTTTTTTTAATACATAAAAATCATATCTTGTTCCTGCATGAAATACTTTTTGACCATCATTTGCATCATGCATTTCAAGATAAAGTAATTGATTTTCATGTGCCATTAATGTAAACATACCTGCATTTTTAGATTTCTTTCCATTTTCATTATACTCTGGTTTTCTCCATGAAGGTGGGTGAACAAATAATAATAATCCATTTGGTTTTAACCATCCTATTGATTTTTTAACAAATTTCATATATAATTCATCGCCTCCACCTCGTTTACCTTCTGCCTCTTGCTGTGCTTGAAATGGCGGATTTCCCATAACAATATCAAATTCATGTGTATTATCTTTAAAGTTTGTTTTTACAATAAAATCTTCAAGTGTATCACATGTTAATAAGTTAGGTTCAACACCAGGTGCTAGTTTCTTAAAAATTCGTTTACATTTTGCCGAGTTTTCTTTTTGTAATTCTGACATATAAAGCATATTTTTAACAATATATTCCGCACGTATTTGTGGGTCTTTAGAAACGTTCTTAAGATTTTTCATTAATCGATAAAATACAGCAACAGGAAAATTACCCATTCCATTTGCAGGATCCAACCATTTTAGATCTTTATTTTGAAAAATAGTAGGATCACACTTTTCAAGACAATCAAGCATTTCATTTACAAGCGTCATTGGAGTAAATACTGCTCCAAATTTTTTTCTCTGTTCAAATGTCGGAGCCAAGTGTTTATCTATATAGGATAATATGTTCTGTTGATCTGCCATTTTATGATTGGCAATATCTTTCATTCTACTATACCTAATATTTGCTTTTTTTCCAATTAAAACTTTTAATGACTCTAAAATATCATTAATAATACCGTCTTGATGTTGTTTATTTAATGTATTATGCTGAATTATTTGAGCTGGAGTTAGTTTTGGTACAATTTTACCATTTTTATCACGTGTATGATCAGGTAACATAGCTTCTTTAACTAATTCTCTTTTCAATAATGTATCATATACTAAGTGTTGTATATTTGTATCCATTGAAAGTAATGAGTATACTTCTTCTATATTTTTTGCATCATATGTAAATGCAATTATTTTTAATGTAGTGTCGTATAATATTTTAATATGTTTATAGAGTTCTTCTTCTGTCATAAACTTATTTTTAGAGTCAGATGATTTTTTTGGAGATTTTTTAGAAGAAGTTACTTTTTTACGAGTCGTACCCTTTCCCCCAAGATTATTTATATTTTCAGAATTGCCACTATCAACCTGTTCTTTTAGACGTTTCATTCTCATACCATATAAATATGAATTCGTAAATTTTTCTCGAAGCGAAGAATCAATATCAGGATCATCAAATGCATCTGCAAGATCAATAGCTGATTTTTCAAGATTTTTTAAATTTTTTGATATAGGCATTTGTTCATCATTATCTTTAATATCAGTTAGTATATCATTATATGATAATGGTTTACCTCCAGGTGATGGAAATAAAAATCGATCCGAATTAATTCCAAATGTATTTACAACTGTTTCATATGTAGCTGTAGAGCTCTTGCTTTTTGTATATGTAATATCTTCAATATGTTGACAAAGTGCTTTTATAGATCTTCTCGGATTTAAATCAACCACATATGCTTTCTTTTTACCCTCACTTTCAGTAAGAGCTCTAAATGTTTTTTGTATAGTAGAATCTGGATTAGAATCATCATCAAATAACATTACAACGTCAGCACAACCTAATGATATACCCATGCGTAACATAAATCCAGTTAAAATAATAGTACCTTTTTTAAGGTTGCACCTATTTTTTCTCTGTTGATCTTCTATACACTTCTTCAAATCATCGTCTTTTCCACAAGACATATTTAAACATTTCCCATCGATAAATGTTGTCATACTAATTTGCTCTATTGTTTCGGATGATGGTTGTGATACTTTATCTGATTCTCCTCCATATATACCAAGTATGCAAAAATGTTCTCTAAACCAAGGATGCTCCAATAATAGTGACGCCAGTGCAAATATTCTTTTTTGTATACCATTGGATGGTGGAATGAACCATATTTGCGTATGTGGTTCATTGCGTTTTAATCTATTTCCATTACGATTACTATCCTGATAAATACGATCCATAATATTAAAATGGGGTCCTACATCACCTTCAATGCGATGTACAGCTTCACCATTCAGTGCAGTAAGATATGAGCCATCTGATGGTCGAATATAATTTAAAAATTTTCCAACAATTCTTGGATTAGTAAAAAGTGTATAAGCATTTGATAACCTAGCTGGAATTGATTGTTTTGGATTAATAGAAAGTATAGCTTCCATACTAAATCCTTTTGATCCATCTTCAAGAAGTTGTTCGCGAAATTCATCTTTTGCCCTTTCCTCAAACGAAGATGTAATAAATTCAATATCTGGAAATTTAGAATAGATATGCTGTATTTCATGTATTCCATTTCCTTTGTCTAATTGACTTTGTAATACTTTATCAAAAATAGTGTCATTTGATTCTCTTAATTCATCTTCAAGAAGGTGCCGTTCTCTAAACTTCTTGAAGTCATCCGCATTTTTAAGTTTTTTACCTAATTGAATATCTTCATAATCCCAATGAAATAGTTGATGTGGTCTTATTTCAAATTGATAATAGGGTTTATGGTACGTAGCCGTCATTAATACACGTATTGTATTTGGATGAAATGTTTTATATACTTCTTTTGCAATCTCTCCACCGCTTCCAAAATGAGCTTCGTCTAGAAAACACATATCAGGTATAATTGTTTTTTCAACCAATCCTTTTAAAATTCCTCTAGAAATAGGTTTCTTCTCTGCAAATTGGGTATAACCCATCTTTAAAAGCTGATATGATGTAAAAATAATCATTTTAGTAGATAATTTCTCTTGTCCAACCTCTTTTTCAGCTAAATAAATACGCCGATATTCTGAAAAATCTTCAAACTTATGAAATAAATCATCTAAAAATTGTTTATGTGTTTCTTTTGGAACATGAGTAAGAACTAGAACAATGTTTGGTTTTAATTTAGATACAATACCTCCACAAATATATGTTTTTCCACCTCTTGGTAAAACACCTATTAGGACCTTCTTTTCAATATCTTTTGTAGTTATTAGATAATGATTTGTTTTTTCAACAATAAGTTCTTGATGAAAACGAAGTGTCAAATATGATTTTGGAGGAGTATCTCTTCCATAGATACGTTGTATGGTAGTATTTATATCAATCTTGATGTTTGATAAAATTTTTTCACGTAAATAATATAATGCGGATAATAAGTGTTTTTCTCCATATATATTTTGCTGGTTTACTTCATTTGATAAATATTTTTTTCTGGCTTGATCTACTATATTACTTACAGCTATATTATCTTTCACAAATAATAATATTTCATAGTGTATATTATCTTTCTTAAGAATATCAGCTGCAACACGTAGTGGCGCAATATCAAACTTATCTATTGACTTTTTGAGGTCCAGTTCGAAAAATTTTACAGATGAAATAAATATTTTATTTATGGGATGTTTTTCTGTACAACTATCTTTGCTACAACTATCATGATATTTTAATTCATCTACATTATTCTCTTTTTTTTCTTCTAAATGGTCACGATAAGAAAATGTAATATCACTTACTCCTCCAGCTCTTGTTCCAAATGGCATATCTTCTAGTATATTATATATCGTATCAGATTTTGACAAATTATGTTTAGAAGTAATAATTTTAGGAGCATCTTTTTTATTTACACCTCTCCAGTCAAGTAATTGAATATTCTCAATTGGAAATTGTGGTAGACACCCCAATCCTATTACAATAATCCAAAGTGCTTCAAATAACGATGTTCTACTTCGTGTATAATTCCATCCATCAAAATGCAATGATAAAATAGTTGAAAGATCTATATCTTTATTAAGTACATAATTAATAAGAAGCTCCATTAAATTTTTAGGAATTATATGTTTATGTATACTTGTATTTTGTTGTTTTCTCTCCTCCATTTCTAGATCTTTTAATGCTTTTTTCAATAACATAATCATTTGTTTACGATCCGCTACTTCTTTTCCAAATTCAGGATCATATCTATATTTTAAAGATGCTTCAGTAACTGATTCATCTTCTAATTCATCTTCTGATTCATCTTCTAATTCATCTTCTGATTCATCTTCTGATTCATCTAATGCTACGTTGGCTACTGGTGCTTCTTTCTCCTCCTTTGATACTTCTTTCTCCTCCTTTGATTCTTCTAATGCTACTTGAGCTACTGGTTTATCTTTCTCCTGTAAAGGAAGTTCCTGTTCCAAGTTTGTTACTACATTCACTTCATTTTCATCTTCAATCATTTTATGCAGGATATTAGAGGGTGGAGCCTCTTCTTGTGCTACAGAAGCAGGGGCAGATTCATTCGGCGCATTATTTTCTATATTTGTATTATTTTTTATCATATGAGTTAGCCCATGTAATTTCTCTAGTTGACCTTCTTTACCTTTAAACTTATTTCTATCAGTTAATCTTTGTATCTCTTCATCAATCCATGTTAAATTATGATTTTTAATTTTTTTACTTGTGCGGTATACACTCTTCCGTATTTTATTACTAAAATTTTCATATTTTTTACTACTTTTCTTTAATTTATTTAAAGAAGCCTCTACCCTGGCCTGTTTAAAAGAATTGCGTGCAGACATCTATTCAGTCCGTGTATTTTATTCTTCCTCCACCACACCCAATCCTAGTAATAACTTCCCCCACGTAACCGTGTCCTTAATCTTCTTATCTGTCATCGGGATGCGGTATCCGCGGAAATCGAACATTTTTCCAATTAAAAAGATTGGAGAAACAGCAGGGGAGAAACAGCAGGGGAGAAACAGCAGGGAGAAACAGCTGGGAGAAACAGCTGGGAGAAACAGCTGGGGAAGTGGCGACTATGCAATTGGTGTAAGACATATATTTATTTTCTTGATCGTGTATTCTTTTTAGCACGTCTGGTTTTTCTTTTTCCTCCTGCGGCATTACATGATTTTATAGGCATTTTCTCATTTTTTTGGGATACAACCTTTTCTATACTGTCTACTTGTGTTGTTAGTTCAGAAATCTTATCCTCATACTCCTGATCTAACATATAATTTCTATTTGACCATCCAGGGTTATCAATTGAACTATCTTTATTTTTTGGAGTTACATTATGTTGATAGTCCTCAATAAGTTGGTCTGCCTCTTCCTGTAATTTAGCTATTTTCTTGTTTTCAGAATCTACATTATGTTTCTTAAAAAATAAATGGTCAATCATATTCTTCACACAAATTATTTTCTTTTTTAACTCCAGATATCTTTCATTATTACTGAAGTCTATTACCTTTTTACGAACATATGCTGTACGCTTGTTAGACTCCTTAGAAGTAAACCAATCCATTATATTGTATCATGATATTTTATTCCTCCTCCACTACATCTAATCCTAAAAGTGTCTTCCCCCACGTAACCGTGTCCTTAATCTTCTTGTCTGTCATCGGGGTGCGGTATCCGCGGAAATCAAACAGTTTACCCTTGAAAAGTTCATCTTTGTTATCCATTTGCGACGTAGCATTCGCCGTATTTGATTTACCAATGTAGTTGCTACTGGTATAATTCGTCTGCGGCAAACAGGCTCCCGCCTCTGTATGTACCATTTTCCCATCCGCATAAATCTTCAGGTCAGGTTTCATCGCATCCATTGATGTGGCGGTAATCGCAATATGTACCCACTTTTTAAGGGGAATCACATTCTTGACCTGAATATGGAGTTTTCTCATACGTGTATCCCACACTTCATATAAAAGATCGGCATTTGTAACATCACCGCTAGGAGCAGCTTTCTTATACAACGGGTCCATAATCCTGCCAAAAATCTCAGGCATAGGGCAATCGTAGTTCTCAATGTTTCCACGCGAAGTCGCCATGGCTTTTTGCGGAGATTGTTCTAAGACGCACTGTGCGCCAGAGGGTCCATGTGGAATGGTCTTCTGTGATTCATCCAGTATCGTGGGTTCCACGACATCTTGTTGTGCTTGCGGGTTACCCCGTCCAATAATGCCCACAAACACGCTCGGTTGACCCGATTCGCCAAAATCAAAGATCTTCGCATTGTTGGTAAATTCTTCAAAGTAGACCCAGAATGAAAATGCACGGACATAACGGAGCTGTACCACATCACCAAAGGACAAATCTGGCGAATCTCCAATCCGCAGAAACTGATCCTGACCATTGAAGGCGAGACCCTCCGTTTTATCAGATGGAACTTCGTCCATTTCCATACTACCCGCGGTACTTATCGTGAGATTCTTGGCATAATCTAACAAATCGTCACGTAAACGTAACCAAAACACAATCCCCTCGTAAAAGGACAACATCGTTTGGATCTCAGGCGGTGGATTGGAATCCGTAATCAACTTCGCCTTAAAGATACTGTCGCTGGCAGGATTGCATTTGGCTTCAAATTGATCCGTTCCCGTTTTGAGAATTCTACAATATCCCGACCGACCTTCCTTTAAGATATCGTTCATATAATCGTCCCGCGACAATTCAAATCCGTCCTTGGTGCTCGGTGTTTTATAGAGAACCGTGGATAAACCATCCGTGCCTCCGAGTGCACAGGCGAAGAACATATCTTTGGGATCACTGGCAGACTGGAGCATTCGGCAAAAGTCATGATCCTGTCCTAAACGTTGTACATCCGTATACCCTGCAAAATAACGAATATCGCGAATGTATCCCTCATGCTCTCCCGTAGGATCAGGCCCAACATCGCCTCTACGTGGCATCCATTTGGACCACATGCCATTCCCTACGGATACTGTTTTTACTACATTTGCAAATCCTTCATTAATAAGCGATGGATTCCATAATTCAAGCACAACAATCGTTAAAAGAAGGAGGATTCCTAACAAGAGATACCCCTCATACATACTATAGTATCTTTCGGTAAAAGAAGACGATTATTTTACCTGCAGATATTTACTCCCATTTATAAATCGTAGTAGTTGCTAGGAGCATGAGTAGTATGCTTGGCGGAAAGCTATTAGGACAAGGTTCCTATGGATGTGTATTCAAACCTAGCTTGGAATGCAAGGATAAAAAGGACAAAAAAAGTAGTACCAACAAGATAACTAAGATTCTAACAAAGGAACATGCTGAAAAAGAGGAGCATTTGTCGGCCATGATACGACGAATTCCTCATTGGAAAAATTATTTTGCTGTATCGGAATCCATCTGTGTTCCCTCCAGTTCAGCACCTAAAAAAGAGAAAGATCTGGATAAATGTGAAGTGTTAGAAGGCAAACCTCTATCCGATTTTCGTCTGCTAACCATGACCTATGCTGGTAAGGAATTATACAATTTCCCATTTGATATGTATCATTTTGATTTCATGGCATTTGTAAAGCATTTTATTGCAGCAGGCGCGATGCTTACAGTACACGGTATTGTACATGGAGATCTGCATCAGGGGAATATTCTGGTGGATGCCCACAATGTTCCTCGGATGATTGATTTTAATTTATCCTATCAAAAGGATGATGCGGTCATTATGTCACGTAGTCATAGTCTGGAATACTACCTAGATCCTCCCGATTTTACACTGGTAAACGCGATAGTAAAACGATATAATCCGCAGATGGTGATAAATTCTATTATTTATAAGAAGCATATTTTTAGACTTATTCATATTATTCTCGGTATATCTTATGATGATATGCATGCAAGCATGAATGATTTTCTTCTAAAAAACTCCACTCCAACGTTACAACCCTGGTTTAATCAATACTGGTCAAAGATAGATAGTTGGGCAATTGGTGCCAACATCATCTATCTTATTAAAACGCTATCTTATTCTCCTATTTTTACACGCACCCTTCCTCAAATTAAAACCGTGTTGTACCCTGTTTTGCGGGATATGTGCGCAATTTCTCCTATTAATCGGATTGATTGCGTAAAGGCCCTGCATCGGTTGAATCCTGATCATTTTATGTTTAAAGGAAAAGAGCCACTTGCAGCTGCATGGATTAATTAGACCTTCTTCTCTTTATAGTACGATTGTTGTTATTTCTATTTGCATTTTTATTATTTATTTTTTTATTGTTGTTATTGTTGTTATTGTTGTTATTATTATTTCGTGACCTCTTTGATGATTTTGGTCTACGCGCCAGCTTCATATTATGTGTACTTTCATGCGAGGCAGGAATACATAAATATCCGCAAAAGTTTTCATAATTTAAGTTTGAATCTGGATAATGAAACACAGCGAGTTGCGGATCCCAAATGAGACGACCTGTCGCATCTACATTCGTCACATCTGTTGCACCAGGTTTATGTGACCAATAATGATTATTATCCAATCGTAAAAAATGATAATCCTGTTTGGCATCTACAATCACCGCAATTTTACGCATTCCTTCTGGGCATTTCGTATTAAAATGACACATAGATACATCGGGTACTCCATTCTTTTTATTGGATGTATTGCCAGATACATTGCCAGATACGTCGCCAAAAATACGAGAAATAAGATCAGGACATCGTTTTCCATTCTTTTCTGAATTACTCCATGACGGATGACCACTTTTATAACCTGGTTGATGAAAGGAAATGGGACATGATTTTACATCACATCCCTTTTTATTCGGAAGCATAAAAAGACCAAATGCATATGCAAAACAATTAAACGCCTCTTTTATACCAGGAAACTTATTATATTGACTGGGGGCATAAGGCAGTTCGCCAGATAGAGGAGATATTCGCTCACACTTGGTTGCATGTTCTTTACAGAAAGGCGAGGTTCCTTCTATAGGAGGATTTGGACAATTAGGGTCACATTGACACCTTGGCACTACATTTGTGGTTGGTGCCATCCTATTAAGTGTTTGATAAAATAGGTGGATCTAATTTATCAGTGTAATGTATCGATTCTTCAACTTGATTTATATCATTTACCACCTCATTCTCTGTAGGAAGTACCCGATGTTCAACCGTCTTACGTGATAAAATAAGTGAATTCACCGCTTCCTGTACAGGTTCGGGTACTTGCGCAGATAACAGATGAATCGGCTGATCGGGAGATGGTGGGTATAATTCGTTTGTAGCTTGTTGTGATCCGTTCGATGATTGCGCCGCATGCGAAGCATGCGCAGTATGCGTATTAGATTCATCTGTTTTATAATATTCTTCCTCCACTTGCTTCATTTTAATCTTTTCAATATAATGTGTAAAAAATACGAATTGATTCTGATGTGTCGGCACAGCATTTCCAATCAGGTGTCCAGAATAGCGCCCTGTTAGTCCCGCATATTGCCAGCCTTCACTACGTAGGCGCTCCAGCGTAGTATGTAAAAAATAGTACTTTTTATCTACCTTAAAAAGCGTAAGGAGTCCATTACACATGGTCACAAGTAGCGAAATAATAAAGGTGGCCCAATAGACATTCGTTGAAAATGACGAACCATTAATGGAAACCGTTGTATTCACATTCTGGATCGAGAGTAGGGCTGGAACAAAGAGAGAGCCTACAGTAATCATAAAATGCCCAGTAAAAAACACGTACGAATGCTTACGTGCTCTTTTCTGAAAATTCTCTAAAATGCGGATATAGCGTTCACGAATAATCTGCTTTTGTACATCCGATAAGTTCAGTTCGTTTACTATTTGATCATAGGAGCGTCTGTCCTTACTTGGATAACACCAATACGACATATACTTTGTTTAGTAACATGGAGGATGTGCTTAGACTCGCATGTCAGTGCCGTGTTAGTCTGATTTAGAATGATATGGTAGTTTTTTCATTTCAGGCAGAATTTCGCCGTGAAACATCCTGTCAAAATAATCAATGGAACGGCCAAAATTGGCCCTCGGTGTAAATGCAATCGGACGAATTTGTTTGATATGACGCATGGCATCCAGTGCGTGCATATGCTGATAAGCGATGAGGGTAAATGCCACTGCTGCGGCGGATCGTTGCATGCCTGCCATACAATGTACCAAAATGGGATATCCCTTTCGATACTCTGCCATGATCTTGAAGGCTATTTCAGAGGACCAGAGTTCCATATTCTTTATCTCGATCTCTTGTAAATTGTCGTCCACAGGTATTCTGTATTTGATAGGGATCATCGGAGAGAAGGGGAGATCCTTGGTACAATTAAAAACCACATGGATATGATTATTTGTAATAAATGCTTCATTGGTAGAGGCTTTTACATTTCCGAGCCAGAGACGGGGAATAATTTCATGGGCAATGGCGGACATACTTTTTAGAAGTTCGTTAAAAAAAGATAGAAAAAACCCCAGAGCTTTTTCTAAAAAGCTCGCAAAAAAAGAAAGAAGAATCTTTTATGATATTCATTTTACAACTATTTTATAAAGAATAGATATAAAATTGATAAACGTATTGTAATAATAAAATACTGAAATAAGAAGTACTATATGCCCCTATCCAAACATTTCTACTCCCTCGATGAAGTCCAAGCAGCACTCTTCTATACTGCTGGACGATACGATGCCAAAGAAGCGCTCTTCTGGTGCAAAGAGATGATAGATAGTGGCTGCATCGGCGAAGCCATCTCTACCCTCTTTGAATCCTGGCTTCTACATAAAGGTCCCTTTTGTATCGCATGGCTTGTACAGGCATGGACGACCCTTCGTTCGGAAGAATTAACGGAAGAAGCCATTCTTCTTTCGGTGTATCAACTGTGCTCTTGTAAAAAAAAAGATAATTCGCTCTGGAACGTCTTGGCCCTTGGCAGTCAAGAAGTGGATCGTGTTACGCCTAAAACGCCTCCCTTGCCTTATCCTGCCGATAAAATGGATCCAAAAGAACTCTACTTTCTCCGCGCACTATATCAAGGAAAAGCACGTAGTGCATGGTTTATCGCGAATTATGTAGAACCAGCTCGTGTGTGGTGGTTGGTAGAATGGTATCATACACATGTACGCTATACGGATTATACAGAGTGCACGGAATGTAGGGATGCGAATTGGCTAGAAGCATTAAAAGGCTATGAAGACCTTCTCGGCTATCGATCCAATGCCTATGACACCATTATACGTTGTTGCGCGATTCTATTTGTGTGTACAACCTATAAACAACACATGGTTCCTGGCATGGACGACCGAATGACGGCCGCAATAGAAGAATGGAAGAAACTGGACGGCCGAAAGTCGCGACGAATCTACACGATTCCCACTGCATGTTTATATGGCAGAACACAACGCGGTCATATGAAATGGTCTCAACATAATCTAGTACAACTGTATCAGGTTGAAATGTATTTGGTAGGATGCCCATTTTGGGATGATGTACTTTCTCACCATGCCACCATTATAAATGAAAAGATCCAGTGGGTATCAGAGAAGCAAAGAGAGACCTTTTATCAAACATATTTTCCCGACGATATTCCTGATGAATGGTCGTTAGCGGAAAAAAAGAAATCCCATGGGGACGGTGTTTTAGGGCCGACAGATAAGGTTACCCTAGTACGCTATGCACGAACGCACTTCTCTGGTCTAAGTCGTTTGGCATGGAATACTACAAAAGAAGCGTTGCTGCAAGTAGAAAAACGAGACAATCAAGACTGTGAGATTAGCAGTATTGCCGATACACCCCTATTCCCATTCGATGTTGCATTATTGAAACCGGTTCATAAACGACCGAAAATATAAGCCCTAAAGGACGTATTTTCGTTGCTTCCGTGTTTTATTTTTCTTAACCTGTTCAGAACATGCAACTCTTCCAAAAATAGCACACCCCATTCGCTTACCTGCATGACCTGTGATTTTACTGTCTTCAAACGTCCCTTTCCCTAAATCATCCTCATCCTCGTGGACAATCATAGAACGACCCCACAAGTCCCGTACAGAAACATTCGGTAAACGATACGTGTACTCGCCTACTTCTATATTACCTAGGTCGCCAGTATGCCTCTCTTCTTTAGAGCCAGGTGCGCCGCCATGTTCATGATGACCAATATCATAATGTTCACAGAGACCTTTGCACCCTTCTCCTCTCAAATCACCCGCTTTATGAATATGGAATCCATGTTTACCTGGTGGAAGCTTGGTAAATGTAGCAAAAATCTTACAGCCATTTTTGTATTCAGATGCTACTACTTCTCCTTCGATCTCATTGGTCTTAAAAACAGCCACTGCGTGGCTTACTGCGTGGCTTACTGCCTGCATTTGTAATACGTTAGATATTATTTTCCATCGTTTTTTGTGGACTTTTTTCTAAAAAGTCCTTCTTTGTCTTCCCAAAATATTCTACCGCGTGTCCCTCTGCAATCATCCACTTATTAATATCATTGCCCTGTTTATCATATAGTGTACATAGTAATCTTCCATACTTATCAGGTTTGTAAAACAATGCCACTACAATGTTATTGTTTTCCATTAGTTTCTTTGTCATCGCCTCACTGGCTTTCATCGCGGCTGCAATCTCCGCATCGCGATTCACATTTGTTTTGAGTGGCTTCTTCTCAGGCGTATCAATTCCATAAAGACGTACTCGGTGTTTGTAGACACGGCGTATGTCTTCATGATACAAGGCAATATCAAGGGTATCGCCGTCTATTACATGTAGTACCTTGACAGGTTTTTTCATATGTTCATACGTATAATATGGTGTATTTTCATTGGTAGATTCTTCGTATACACTGTCATTTGGCTGTGATTTTTCACAGATACATCCCATTGTTACTAACTGTATTTTGTTATAATACACAGTTAGTATCAATTTTACATACTCAGGGCAAGTCATCCTCATCAACCCAGTTGGCAAACTTCGTACAGCCTGATTCGGACCAGTCACATGTATATCCTTTCTTTTCTAAAAATTCATAGGCATCCACTTCTTCATTCGTATGTGGATGAACACATACGAGTTTACAATCATGCATGTCTTCCACCCATTCTCCCTCTTTCAATGTAATACGACGACTGGTATAATCATTTTCATCGTCTTCATCGTCTTTTGCAAAGAAAAACAATTCCTCGCAATCATCAATGGTTTTATGAGTAGAAGGATACACGTGCGCACAATAATATTGTTTATCGTAAAAGGTCATGTTATCAAATCGTGTGGATTCTTTCTGTGTTTTCTTGGTAAAGATCTGTAGACCAGCTTTGGCATAGAGCGCAAAGTAATAGTTGGTAATTTTCTCCATGCACTTTTTAAAAAAAAGTGCGCAAAAATCCCTGTACTTTTTAAAAAAAAGTGCGCAAAAATCCCTGTACTTTTTAAAAAAAGTGCGCAAAAATCCCTGTACTTTTTAAAAAAAAGTGCGCAAAAATCCCTGTACTTTTTAAAAAAAAGTGCGCAAAAATCCCTGTACTTTTTAAAAAAAGTGCGCAAAAATCCCTGTACTTTTTCACAAGTAATGAAAAAAAGTACGCAAAAATCCCTAGATATACATGTATTATTTATTTTAAGTTATTAATAATATTCATTAAAGAGGGGGGTGTGGGGGCGGAACGCCTCCACTGGGGTGTGGGGGGCCGCCAGACCCTCCACAATCTTTGATAAAATCCTTCTGTTTTTTAAACAACTTCAAACATCGTTGATTAATGGTCTGTAGCCGATTATAGCCAAAATGCTCTGCTTCATAGTGAATTATCGCAATTGCCTTACATTCTTCAATATACCAGTGCGTCGGCATTTTTTGAACGGCAGTACGATACACACTGTCCAGACGATTGGAAGATCGAAACTGTAGTTCATCCACTTTGGACAAAATAAAATCCAGCAATAACTCGCGAGCATCCGCAGAATCCAGGCGAATCAAACTTGTTTTAATAGCAGACATGGTTAATGCCGAATGATGATAACGATGCCACAACGTTTTATTAAAATCATACTTATACATGGTACTTAGACCCCAGCGAAGTTGGCCATGCGCCACTAGTTGATAGTAAATAGATACGAGCTGAGCATAAGTAAATTCTACATTTGTCCACGGATTGGATGGAAAAATCGGCAGTGCAAATCCGCCTTCATTGTATAACAGTTTTGATTCAATAAACGTAGCCAGACTTTTCGCATCAAACACGAACTTCTTTTTGACCGACCAATCATAAACCGTGACAGGCTTTTCTGGGACGGATAGGGTAATCGGATCAATTTCTTCAGTCGTTCGTTTGTCTATTTTATTTATGCGTAAACGGTGAACTACTTTACGAAAAATGGCGCGTAATCTCCATTCCTTAATATACGCGGTGTAGACCTTATCTCTCAAATTATAAAGCAATGCCTTTTTCCCTTCGATATCAAATGCATCGTCCTCTGTATCTGCATAATATTCTGCAGTATTCTGCCTAAATCGTGCCAAATAGTTCATACGATCTTTGACAGACAGTGGAATCTGTGAAATGATATTTCGTACAAATCGATTGGGTAACAACTCTTCATTTAATAATAGTGTTTTGCCATCTTCCTCTGTAAAGCGCATAATCAAGCACGTGTTTAGTTCAATCACACTATAATCAATCGGTTTTTCGTTTTCATGATATCGTGCATATTTAGCAGGAGGTTCATCTTCTGGTGGATCCTCTTGAAAGCGCCTTCGGTGTGCAATAGGGGAGGTTGGGGGTTCAGTTGAGGGGTCAGATGAGGGTTCAGATAAGGGTTCAGTAGGAGGCGCTAAAAGGAGGGGGTCCATTTCACTTACTAGCGCTACAAAATTCCCTCCCAATAATGCGGCTATAATTTGTGCATTCAATTGTATATTAAAAATAGGATCTTGACTTGGATCCATTACTATTATATAGTATTAATTACTTTTAGGTACTTCTATAATAAATCGCTTCATAACACCATCCGTTTTGTTAATTTTACCAATCATATCGCCATTTGAATTAATGACGATATGATTCATTAGCCACATCGGTTCCATTGTATTCCTATCTTTTATTTTTTGTACAATGTGGAGAGCATCATTCTCGGATGGTAACTCAATAACCATCATACGTTTTGTACGATGAACCGCACAGTACTCTGAATGATAGGCTACTGGTTTTTTACAAAAGACAGTAAGTTGATCGTGCTGAACATAGGCCTTACATTGATTGGATTCTAATTGTGAGTCTTGAAGTATGACCTTTAGAGAATCCGATGTGGGTAAAACACGTTTTTGCAGTTCCTTTTCGGATACACCAAGATGTCTGGCTAATTCACCGATATATCGCCTACTTTGCGCCAGTAGGACGGACTCCAGATTTTCCCATAGAATGCGAGGAACTTTATATTCAAGCGACATGCGGTTGTCTTTTCAGTTGAGCATGTTTATGTGTCAATTTTTGGCGATGATTAGTACGATGATTTGTACGATGCTTATGTTTATTTTTTTTAGTAGAATGTCTCCTGTGTAAAGCCTTTGGATAAGCCTGTGGCAAAACCTTTGGATAAGCCTGTGGCAAAGCCTGTGGCAAAGCCTGTGGATAAGCCTTTGCCGAATCATGTCCTTTAAAAAAAGATATCATGCATTCCTTGATTTTGCTCATTTGTGTCTCATTCGAATAATCATAAAAGAACAAATGTACATACCAGAGCGCTTGATTAAATTCGTCTTTTTTATTATATAATTTAAAGTGAACTTTACAGACAGTTTGGTTATCTTTTGTCAAGGTTACATCTGGCACCGATTTACGATCTTTTGTTTTAATTTCTTTTGAATATTCTGCCGTAACACCTGCATCTTTCTGTAATCTAGCATCTAATGCACTTTCATCCTCTGGAAGTAATGCAAAATGACCTTTTTTTTTCTGTTGCGGTTTGATCCATTGTAGTGCTTCCGAGGGAAGACGATCATAAATTATCTCGGTATGCTGTGCCCTTTTTTCGGGCATTTGCTTTGCAATTGGCTCTGTGACAACTGGCTTTATCTCTGCTCGTCTTAACTCAGGTGTTTTTAAGGGGATTAAATCGGGGGTTGCAATTGGCTTTTCATTTGGTTCTACTTCTGGAACCTCCATAATAAAATCTGGTTTATCCATTTGGTACTTCTTCTTTTATGTGTGTTTTTTTTCGTATAAAAACGAAGTGGCATTTATTAATGGAGTCTCCACAGAATCATATTTGGGGACCTGCTCTGTGGACATTACTGCATTCCTCTGCAGAACGCATCGGACTACAACAATTAAAGCGTTTACCTCAAGAGGAATCACGTATTTGGATAAACTTACTGTCTTCCTTGCGATATTCCCTTCCATGTCCTTTATGTAAAAAACATTTTACAGCCTATTTTTCTAATAATCCAATTGTACATGTTGAAAAAGACAGTATTCGTGAATGGCTCTTTCAATTACATGAGCGCGTGAATCAACAAACTTCCAAACCGTATACGATTACAATAGATGCCTTACCAGAGATCTATGGTATTCCTTTTCAATATACTGTCTATTCAAAAACAGTTTCTACTCATATGATACTTGCAATGCGCAAGGGGTGGTGCAGTCGTGAAGATGTTCAGCGCACCATTCGTTGCATGGAGGAAATAAGGAGGTTTTATGACTTCTTTTAGCGGGGGACGCAAGCCTCTAAGCGGCCTCTGGCCGCGACGCACCCGAAGGGTGCTTATCCCGTGCCCCCTGTTTGGACATATTTTATAAAAGATTACTTATATTTGGCCCAAAGGTTTGGATTAGCCTTAAGCGGAACTGTCCCCCACAGGAATACACGCCATCGGTCCATTTTGTGTAGCTGCCGCAGGAAGAATCCGATTGGCAATACCAAACAAATCCGACAATTGATCCGGTTGTGCAACTCCACTTAACATCTGATACCATCCCCATCCAATTGCTCCAAATATCGGCACTGTCGCAAGTATAGACCATCCTTCACATCCCGTGTAATACCGATAATACATCACCACAAATGCGAACACAACAATTGAAATCAACGACAACAGTGCCTGAGTCTTTCTCGTTGACACCTTATCCTGCTCTGCACCATCTATCGGGTTACGATCATACATAGTCCATGAATTATGTAAAATATATCCAACAAAGAATGAAATCATACTTAGCCATTCCGAGAAAACAACGACTTCTTCATCATTGGTAGTCTGTGAATTCGTCTTCAATGTTTCAAATGGAATAATGACACGACATATATCGGAACGCTTTGATTTTAGATTGTATTTTTTAAGTGTTTCCTCGGATAACATGGATGCAAGTGAATTAATGCCCCACGATGTAAAAGGCGCAACAATGAGAAATCCTACCAGAAAAAATAACATTGCATAATGTGCAGTAAATAACCCGATAAGCAACATGGTTCCAGCTAATGCCAATGGCAAGGAGTTCATTCCCCCGTTTAAAAAGACACGAATGTCGGATATAATGTTTTTTAAGGAATCCTCCATTATCTACACTTTGACTTTTTTAAAAAGTTTGAATAAAATGAATTATCCGCTTGTATTCGTGCAAACATAAATCGGATCTTTCTCCTTTATTATTGAAACGGTATCAGGTAATCCCAAGAAGTTCATGGCTTCTCTTCCAAACATGGCCTTATTCAATACAAAAAGGAGTATTCCAACAACGATTGCTAAACCAAGTGCAATACCGATTTCACCAATTGCAATATCACATCTATACATTTGAGATGCAATAAGTATCGGTATCATTAGTCCAATAAACACAAATGCAACCGTGATACGTGGAGACCATTCAGGACCCATTTCCCTCAAGCTCGTTGAAAACTCCTTGGTAGACATACCTAGATACGTAGCAATGGATGTAATTGAAAACAATGCATAGGATGGATACTGATCATGCGAGAATGTACGCGGAATACTCAGCTGAGCCGTTTTAAATCCTGCACGGCATTTGACGGATGTGGGAGGCCGGGGCTCGGGTCCAACTGTTTGTGCAAACATCCACCCAATAAATTTATGGGATAATACCATTTCAAATATAAACACTGCTAAAATACCAAATGACAGATTATGCGTTAAAATGTAGAGTAATAGTGCACCAAATAACATTGAATCTGGTAAAAGGGCGTGCATTTCTGTAATACCGTCTAGTGCCCCATTAAAGATTCGTTTTAAAAAGGTATCTTCGGATGCCATCCTTCTACTTGCACTGCACTTTTTAGAAAAAAGTGCCCAAAAATCTCTTAGAATATATTCAATCATATTTATATATTTTGCGCACTTTTAAGCAATTTTTGCGCGCTTTTTCCTAAAAAGCGCAGTGCATAAAGCATACGTGCGTCATATTATTAATGGGGATCCCGTCCTATTATAAAAAACTACTTGCTGTTCTCCCAGGATTAGTATCAAAACAAGGTCATGTAGTGGATTGGCTCTTTATGGACTTTAATTGTTTGATTTATCATTGCCTTCATCACGCCCCGCCTTACACCGGCAAAAAAGAGGAGTGGGAGCAATTATTTTTGGAGTGCATCGTCGTCTATACAAAGAAAGTAATAAAGCAAGTAAATCCAAAGAAGGGGATTTATATCGCAATTGATGGTGTCGTACCCATGGCCAAGATGAAGCAACAGCGTCTTCGCAGATTCAAATCCGCATGGCTCGCCAAACAAGAAATGGATGTTAAAAAATGGGATACCAACGCCATTACTCCTGGAACGAATTTTATGGCACAGTTAAAGGCGCGTCTTCTAAAAATGATTGCCGAATCTTCACGAAACATGATACTGAGTTCCAGCGACGAACCAGGCGAAGGCGAACACAAGATTATTGCTGCGTGGCGCACGAACCAGTATCAAGGGAATTATGCAATTTATGGACTGGATGCCGATCTTATTGTACTGGCCCTACTCGGACAAGAAACATGTTCGCTTCAAAATCAGATATGGCTCTTTCGTGAAGAAGTGGTGGCAGGGACAATGACACGCGATGAACAGGGTGAAGAAATCTTTGAATGGTTCTCTATTGATCTTCTTAAAACATGGTTAACAGAACACGTAGTAGATAAACCGCAATGGACATTAAATTACTGTTTTGCAATGTCGATTCTCGGCAACGACTTCTTACCTGGCTCACTCGGCCTTAAAATTCGCGATGACGGTCATACTGAACTACTGCGTATTCTGTCTTGTCTAACGGTTCCTCTTATTGATACGACCCTTTCTATCTCGATGGAGGGTGTTACCGAATTAGTTAAACAACTGTCTTTAACAGAATCGGTGCGAATTTGTACAGCGGTTTCTAAGAAGCAGATGTTTTCTAATCAACACAAGAATACAGTAAAAGAGGCTGGCGGACTTTGCGAGCCACCTGACAACAATTGGCCATTAACTCAAATGGAAGAAGGCTTCTTACTTGAATCTACAAGTACAACCCATAAAAAACAGCTTGTGTTCAACTGGAAAGAACTGTATTTATCACGGTTCTTTTCTTCTAAAAAAGAAACCATTTGTCGCGAATATCTCTATGGCATGAACTGGATTTGGAAGTATTATACTGGACAGTCTGTGTGTTTTAACTGGTATTATCCGTTTGCTCTACCGCCTCTATGGGAATGGCTTCAATACAGTACAGAAATGCCATCTATTTCTATTATTTTAAGCGCAACGGATATCAAACCTGCCGAGCAACTTGCAGTCGTTCTCCCACTTGACTCCTGGCATTTACTGCCAGACTGTGCCGAGAAACGATTTCCTCTTTTGGCACCTCATTTCTTCCCTGCATCTTTTTCATTTGAATCGGTGGGAAAACGGTTTTTTTGGGAATGCGAATCGCTCATTCCACTTCCCACACCAATGGAACTAAAGAGCATTATTCTTCATACGAAAGTAAAATAATTGCAATAAATGCAAAGACAAGCCCTGCTAATTTTAGATGAGTGAGTTTCTCTCTAAAATAGAATAGACCCATTGCTGTCACGGAGAAATCGCTGATCATGTCCCATAGAATATTCATAATCGTCATGGACTCATACTGTAATGATTTTAAAAAGACCATTGGCTGAAAAGCATAAACAAGCATGGCAAATGGAAGAATCCATGCAGAAGTATACACACCTAAATTGACTTTTTTAAGCCATGACATGACAAGCGCATCCATCAATGCCATAAAACTGGCAAATGCAATTGGAATAAAGCTAAACATGATTACTACTTACTATACTATATATTATTTGTGCGCTAACAACTAACATAAAGTATTTTTTAGAAGAATAGGGAACGTGGTGGCGATGGGGAATGCAGTAAATGCAACAAGTAACCAATCCGCTGTGGATCCGATTCATTTGCGGATGTATTCCAATATGATTCAGATTCATGATCCTGCAAAACGTATACAAGTCATTCAAACCTGTCTTGCCTCCATTGAATATGTTAATTCGGCAAAACGATGCGGAATCTATAGTTATTTATTGCATTACATTTCTACTGTACAAAGTGGAGGGAATCCTCCTTTGCTTCCGGGTGAAACGAAGTACCAGGAAACGAAGTACCAGGAACAACAATCACAACAACATTCACAACAACATTCACAACAACAGCATTCGCAACAAATACCTCGGTCTATGCAACCTGTCATGATACATTCTGGCGGACCAGGAGCGACACATCCCTCTTTGATTCGTCATGAGCAGGAACGCCATAGCAATCATCAAGGCCAACGACAAGAACAACTTATTGCACACAAAGACAACACGCCCAGTTGGAAAGTGGTAACCGATACCTCCAAGCAAAAAGCCATCTCTTATTTTTCCTCTTGTCTTGAAGTACTCGGCATCCAGGAAGAAGTGGCACTGACCGAGGAAACACTCAAAAAAGCCTACAAGCGAATGGCCATCAAAGCCCATCCAGACAAGGGTGGGTCTGAGGAATACTTTGAAGCAGTGACCCGCGCCTACGCCTATTTGAGCGAGATTCTGAAGGTGATGAAGGGCGGACGACGCGATCCAAGCGGAGCTTCTGGTCCAGTGGATGCGTCGCATGCGCGTACAACAAGGGATCAGGAGGCGAAACAATGGGAACACACGGGCACACCCGTCCGTCTCAATGCCAAGAACCTCGACATGAATGCCTTCAATACCTTGTTTGAACAAACTCACATGCCCGATCCCGATTCCGATGGGTATGGTGATTGGCTCAAATCGGGTGATTCCAAAGCGGCAGGGCCCTCCTTTAAGGGAGAATTCAATCGCGACGTGTTCAATAAGATGTTTGATGAGGACACCAAGAAAAATGCGAGACAAAGTACCAATTTGATCGTGCATCCTGGTGAAATGGCACTAACCATGAACCCGAATCATGGAGTGGACTTGGTCGGTGAACGACCTGACAGTTACACGGCGGCACCCAATTCGCGATTTCAATTCACTGATTTGCGCGGCGCGTATACTTCGGATTCCACCATTTCGGATAAAGTCTCCAATGTGGCTGTCGGCGACCGCAATTTTGAACAATACCGCGCATCGCGTGAAAAAGCCCCTGATCCCTTTACCCAGACCGAACTACATGGTATTCGTGAGTTTGAAAATCGGCAACAAGCACAGGATTCCATGCGTGAGCGCAAACGGGCCGAGATGGCTGTTCGCAATCAGCAGTATAGCGATCGCATGAAGCAGATGGTGATTACGGATGGGGTGGACTTGAATCAGAAGAAATTAACCTATTAATCTAAAAAGACGTGTTATACAAACATAAACGTTATGATACCACACAATAGTATGTCAGTAGAATCCTCTCTTGCCCTTCTCGGATTTCATTCCCTCGATGATGTTACGGCAGAAACCCTCAAAAAAGCCTTTAAGACCGCAGCCATTAAAGCCCACCCTGATCGCGGTGGCGAAGAAGGGGATTTTGACAAAGTACTATCCGCCTACATTATCTTATTTGACATCATCAAACGTATAACAGGTGGTCGTGATGGTCTACCATCCATTTTTGTGGAGGACGTGCGAAAAGCTCGTGAGGATCAATTTATTTTAGAACTCAACAATCTCATGAATGAAGTATATGATCAAATTGACAGCTCTACACATGAGGCATTTAACAAAGCATTTAATGAAAAGTTTGAGGCCGTGCACCAGGAGCAGGAACAGGGCTACGACGAATGGTTTCGTGCAAAAGAGGATGTTCCTGATGTGGTAGTAGCACCGTCTTTTGATGAATCCGACTTAAATCATGTATTTGAATCAGCGCTGTTATCGAAGAAACCAACTGGTAGCGCTATTATTTTACATCCAGATGAAATGGCGTTTGTAATACATGATATGCATAGCATACGCGGTAATGCGCTCATTCCAATCATTGGACAGTCCTATACATCCGATTCTGGGATAAATCCCGAATATACCGATTTGAAAGAGGCCTATACATCCGATAATACGATTTATGATAAATTACCTGAATATCATGAAACGAATAAAACGATGGAATTACGTATGGCCGATTATATGTTAGAACGAGATACTGTATATGAAACGGTTGCCGATCAGGATAAAGAAGCCATTGCTGCATATGAAAAGAAGAAACAAGAAGAGGAATTGGCCCATAAACAACGCATTGCCGACTATTTCAAGACGACTTCGGTTAGTCAATGGGCGCTACGGGGAGCCAATGAAGTAAAAGACACGATGATTGGTATAGAAGAAAACGCAGTAAAAGACACGATGAATGGTATAGAAGACAATCCAGTAAAAAACGATTCTTTTATCAAATTATTATAACGTAAATACCCCATGTCATGGGTCAAGGTACCCCATATAAGGGTCAAGGTACCCCATGTCAGGGGTCAAGGGGAGCGGAGGTCCCCTTAAGAAATCTAATACATACGTAGTCAGGCATGAGTCCCTTTGAACGCCTTCTTCTCATTTTAGGTATCTTGATTATTATTGCACTCGTTTATGGCACCCTCTATTCAAAGGACCTTCTGAAAAAGAACCCCTTTTTGGACAAACACTTATTGGAGCGTGGAATGGACAAACCCGTCATTTGGCTCTACTACGATAACAGCGACGTGAATTCGCGCTCCTGGGCCGACTTCGGTGCTCGCGGATCTCGTGCCTTGCACATCCCCTTCCTCAATATGTGCTATAAACGCATCGTTAAGCATAATCACGATCTGTATCGCATTGAAGTCATCGGTGGCCTCGCCGGTGCTGCAGAACGATTAGGCGGATGGGAGCAACTTCCTCCCGGATTACGCGACCCTATTCGTCCCGTCAATGATGAGGAAATGAATTATTTACGCGCCGCTATTCTGGCAAAATATGGTGGACTCTGGCTGTCTCCTTACAGTATCTGCCTCAAACCATTCGGTAAGCTACCCAAAGAAAAATCGGTGTTTTTCGGCATGGATCTGGACGAATCCTATTCAGGCCCGAACGGAACTACCCTACCTGGCTTTCGTGCGATATGGAGTCCGAAGCCGCATCATCCTATGTTTGAAGAATGGATGGCAGTTGCGTACAAACGTGTGGCCGAGAAGCGCGGTGGCGGTCAGATTCGTAAGGACGAAAAATGGGACTTTGTGCGGTTCTCTGAAGCCTATGTGGAAACCGGCATTGTGGTCGATCCCCATGCTGAACTCAGTCGCAAACAGGACGGAAAACGGATTCAATTAGAAGACCTCCTTGCATCAGGTGCCCCGCCATTTGACGTGCCACCTCATTCGGTATACGTTCCCTTTCCTTGGACGGAATTGCGGGACCGCGAAGCCTTTGGTTGGTTCTTGCGTATGAGCGAAGAACAGATTATGGAGTCGGATTTGGCGGTAAAATTTATTTATAAACATATAGTATAAATATGCAGCCGAATCAATATCAGAGTTTCCCTACACAAGCGTATAATACTCGCCCCGTCATACGGAACACACGCGCCTCTAATGCTCGCCCTACACAAGTGTATAATACTCGCCCCATCACAGTCCCTACACGCGCCTCTAATGCTGTACCAACCCGATTTATAAGAATAAATTATGAACCTATCGGATCAGTTGATATTATAACAAAAGATAAATATTATTCATCCACCCATTATGGCTCCATAGTTAGAGGTAAACATGTTGAAAATATAAGTGAATTATGGAAGGAATGCATATTTTTACCAACCGGTATTACTGTTTTTTTTAATAACTTAAATAAAAACCCAGCCATCGCTGACGATGTCGAATATAAAGATAAGTGGTTAACAGGAAATTTTGTAAGAATGGAAATTACACCAACTGGTCTTAAGTCTTCTACTGAAGTGGAACCATCGCAATTCATGATGAAAATATTACCAGTTTCCAGCCAACCGACAGGCAAACCTATGACATATGCATTTATTGTTGATACCGCTCCTACAACGGAACCTCGCGAAGATTATATTATATTACGTAATAATTATGACAGATTCCAAAGAGCGCACCGAACAATGCAATCACAAGGTGGAATGCATATTCAACGTCAACGACGTACAAAACGTCGTATCATACGTCATAAAAATAAAACAAATCGTAAGTTTAAAAAGACTAAAATGTAATTACTTCTGTTACGTTATGGTCTTATAAATCACATTCTGCAACGCCAAAATGCTTGTATTCCCTTTGCAATAGGAAATCCAAGAATGAATCAAGAATTTATGAATTTGAATATTGTCTTTGAAGTTATTGTTTCCAAACAGCGTATTAATGACTTGGAAACTCTCCAAAATATCTTCATAGGCATATCCCCGTTTCCAGATGAGAAGGAGGCTTTTAATGGCCGCAGTAGAATCGTTGGCCGACATGGCCGTTAGCAATGGAATAAAATCCACATAGAACGGAGCCGAACACAGGATTCTTACGCGTTTAAGGCTAAGCTCTTCCTTCAACGTCACATGAATGTCGCGTATCAACTTTAACAATCGAACTAAATCACTGATGTTGTTTCCTGCAATATTAATCACCCAGCTCCACATGTCCTCTGTAAATTTATCGGGAGTCGGCATGGCAACATGATGTAGAAAATGCTTCATGTGCAGAATGGAATCAATCGGATTCATGGCAATATGGATACACCGCGACCTCAGGGCAGGAATCAAGTCCTCTTCCGAGGTTCCAATAAACAGAAACCGCGTAATATGCGAATAGGATTCCATTGGTCTCCTCAAGGCTTGCTGCGAAATCTGCGGAAAGGTATCCACATCGTCAATAATCACCCAACGAAAAATATCCTCTCCCACCCCCATTTGCCGAATAAAGAGACTCACTTGACCACGAATCGTTTGAATCCCTCGGTCTTGATCAGGACCTAATAGAAGACACTCATCAATAGAATCAACCCCCCATAAATGGGGAGTAGGGCGCTTCTTCTTTTTGGCATAGGTCTGTAGAAGTTCGCGCATCAGTGTCGTTTTTCCACATCCAGGTGCACCTGTAATGAAAATATGGCTAGGTGTTTCAAATTGTTTTATGCATTCTGCCCATATGGACTCCTGACCCACTAATGAGGACATCCCTCCTTATAGGTTGAATCTTTGATGGACTTTAGGCCTTTTAGGCCTTTTTAGAAAAAAGGCCCCAAAAAACATATTAGAACAATTAAAAAATCTAAAAGATCCTATATATTTTGATGATTATATATTTTGATAATTTTTATATTTTTGTATTTTTGGGGCCTTTTTACCAAAAAGGCCTAAACGGAATTCATAGTAACAAGTTAACCATGTCCAGGAATACCTCCTTGTATGACATACTCGGTGTATCAAGCACAGATAACTGTACCACCATTAAAAAGGCATATTTAAAGCTGGCTCGCACCCATCATCCTGATAAAGGCGGTGATCCAGAAAAATTCAAAGAAATTCTACGTGCCAGTGAAATTCTAACCGATGAAAAGCGGCGGCGGCTCTATGATGAAATGGGTGTAACGGATGAGCAACAAATGGGACAGGGAGGATTTCCTCAAGGATTTCCCTTTCCTCAAGGGTTCCCTCCAGGCGGATTCCCTTTTGAAGTGAACTTGAATGATTTATTTGGAAATATGTTCGGTAACCCGTCTGTTGGTCCACAGCGAGGCCCTGTTCGCAAAGGGAAAAAATCGGCACCCGCGGCACAATCCATCCACCTTACACTGGAACAATTCTATCTGGGTCACAGCTTCGAAATCACCATTAATCGTCAATCCTTTTGTGGTGATTGTGAACACACTGGTGCAAAGACAAGAGAGATGTGTCGTAAATGTAACGGTCAAGGTGCCATTACACAAGTGGTTCAAGTGGGTCCCATGGCGATGCACACGACGGGTCCATGCTTGGAATGCCAAGGAAAGGGGGAGCGCATTTTGGAAGTCTGTAAAAAGTGCACAGGTCAAGGATTTCTTGCGGAAAAACGCACACTCTCTGTACGTGTCATTCCTGGCACAAAACCACAAGAGACATTTATTTTTCCTGAAGTATGCTCTGACCATCCCGCCTTTGAACGGCCAGGTGATGCCCATATCATGATACAGGAGGATCCGAATGACCCTGCCTTCAAATACTTTTCAAGAAAGGGGGATAGTTTACAGCATTTGGAAACAAAGGTAACACTTTCTCTCTCGGAATCACTGCTTGGATGCGTGATTCAACTTAATTTACATCCAGGATACGATGAGGGACTCTTTGTTCGAATTCCAGCGGGTTCCTTTCAAGGTGATACATACTGTTTGAGTGGATTTGGTATGCCGATTCCTGGAAATATTGGTAAATATGGCGATTTGTATCTTGTAATCGATGTATCCATTAAACCAAGCGATCGTAAACTCTTTAGTTCAAAAGGGCGTGATGCATTGTTGCCATTGTTTAAAGATAATGTTAGAGCGCATACGTGCGAGGAATCTGCTATTCAAGAAGATGTCTACATTGTGGGGGCACCCTTCGGGAGCCCCCACACCCCCCACAATTTATAACTGCTGTGAAGGCCCCCCTTCGGAATACCAATACTACGCTACACTCACACCCCACAATTCATAACTGCATTATATAATATAAAATAGGTTATGATGAAGAAAATATCATGTGGGGGGTGTGGGGGCTCCCAAAGGGAGCCTCCACTTACATGGCCTCCCGCAGTCTAGCCTGTTGCGCTTCTACGCCACCCGTAACGAAGTCAGGATTCAAGCCAGCACGAGCATATCCGCTGGCATCCAGTAGCATGGACTTACTCGGAAAGGCAGCATATCCCAGGGATCCGCCACGAGACCGACGCTGCGACCGACGCTGCGACCGACGCTGAGACCGACGTTGCGACTTGCGCTGAGACCGACGTTGTTTACGTTGCGATTTGCGCTGCAATTTATGTTGCTTGCGCTGCTTGCGCTGTTTGCGTTGCTTACGCAACGTTTTACGACGACGGCCTCCTGCTTGGTCTTTCAAGCCAGCCACATCCGCGTATGCCTTAAATGTACCCGCCACATGAGCCGGTCCCTGCATTGCTGCAGGGAGCATGGAACCATCAATCGCACTTACGGGAGCGCCCGCCAAATATCCGCCATGCTGACCAACATGGTACTTCAAATAATCACCACCCTGGCCCTGAGACATCTTCGAGGACCAGCTTCCTGCTAAACTATCGCCTACGGGTGCACCGGTTAAAGGGTGTCCTTGGCATCCACCTCTACGCGTTCCACGACGCTTATGCTTTTGGCTTCTCTTCCGGGATGCAAAACGGTTTTTGGGCATTTCTATCTAATCCTTTGATAAAAAATGGCGCACTAGAGTAGAACATGAACTTTATGCAATCGGCCACGCCCACCAAGGCTACCACTTCTAATTCGTGGACGGACATGATTCCTGATAACGTTCTCTGTGGATATTTCTATATCTTTTTCATCATCTTTTGTGTCTTTGCGGCGATTTCCTTTATTGGCGGAGTTTGGATCTTTTCCACGTCAAAAATGCCGTTCAGTATGCTCATCAGCATGATGTTTAACATTCTGTTGTCGTTTGGAATTTCTGCCACATCTGCCCTGTTCTTATACCTGATTTGCGATCGGGCATTGCATCCTGCGCTAAAGGCTGCGCAAAAGAGTCAGTAAAATCATAATAGGTTTAATTTAGACCAACGGGCACTTTTTGTGTATATAGATAGTAGAGCATGGATACTTTTACAAAGTTGTTCTGGCTTAGTTTCTTATTTTTTGCGGGGTTATCCTTCTATTTAGTATGTTGTACAAAGAGAACTCCTGTATTTTATGCACAGATTGCCTCTGGATTTGCTATGTTTATAACTAGTAAGATTGGGCGTACGTTTGTAGGCCTGGCGTGATAGTGAGTACCCATTTGAAATGTCCATTAGACTAATAGAAACGATAAATAATTCTTTATTATTTCTATTATTTATGAATGACAGTATAAATTATCTTTGAAAGAAATAGGGCAATAATCAGCGCAATACCATGTGTAATGATAAATGTATACGTTGTGCCCTTTCCATGAACATCAAATAGGAATGCCAATCCAATAAAAAGAACAACGAGTATAATAATTTCGGAAACAATTGGCAACTTCATATTTATATTACGTTATAGAATAAATAAAAAGAAAAGGTTTAACCCTTTGGTCTATCTCCTACAGTTGGGCATCATATGCCTCTTGCAAACTGGCCAGGTTCACTTTACGCTTTTGAATTTTACCAGACACAATATACAGGGAATTTTCCGTCAGGATAATGAAATCCTCGCCAATTTTGTACAGTTTCTTGATCAATGAGGTGAATTCATCTTTGGATTTAACAAGAATACGTTCATTTGTGTGCGGATCCTCGCCAAGAAATGCCGTACCATGTAGTGTGTCATGAAAATAGTCTAACATAATGGCACGATCTTGTTCCATTGCAATCTTTGCAGCTTGTAATAGCGTGTTAGGTGCAGGAAGAACGATAACACTAGTAGCATTAGCAGCCACATGAGTTGCAGTTGCAGCATGAGTAGCAGTTGCAGCATGAGTAGCAGTAGCAGTAGTATGAGTAGCCACAGAAGAACCACCATTCACAGACGGTTTTGTACTATGCGCATTAGAAGCCGGGGCACTCATGTTCTAGGTCTGACAAGAAAATATAATTCCTTATTTTAAATTTAACGCAACCATTCGGAGAGACCTTATTATGCCGTATTCGGAGCATAGAGCACCGTAGCATGGTGTTTATCAAAGACCGTGTTTAAGAAATCATATGCCGCCTCAATTTGATATATTTTACGTGCACCCGTAATGATAATTCGCCCTGTTCGAAAGATACTCATCGTAATTCGTTTGCATTCTCCTTCGCCATGTCCCGTGCCTTGCCCTTTACAGAACTGTTCACATTGACAGATTCCCTTTCCTGAGTTGGATGTATTGAAGAAGAACTTGGTATTTACACCCTGATAAATTGTTTTTTCAAGCATGCTAAACAAATTGTATTCATTAATCAAAATTTTGTGCAGTGCATCTTGATTAATAAATTTATTAAGCGCATAATCCGTATTAATGAGTTGTACAGAGAATCGTTGAATAGACGGCTTATCACCCGAAGGCGACACTACAAAAGGCGACTCAGGAAGCGATTGCAGAAGTTCAAGAAGCCATTCAATTGTCTTTTGAGCAAAGGATTCAGACGTAATTCCTGTCATCTGAATGCCACCGTTAGCAAATAGTTTTACATTCACCTCTTTCCAACTATCCTCTTTCTCCGTTCTGCGACGAATCACGATCGTGGATTGATTGAAGAAGGATTTGGATGTAATTTTACGATTGGTGAAAATATCCTTATAACTTGAACCCAATACCTTATTTTTATGTTCAAACTTGAGGATTCCTACACCTGGATACCACAAAGGGATAATATGCTGTTTCAATAATTCAAATAGTTTATCCAGTTGAATGAGGGCTCCCCAATGTGCTGTAATCACCATCGTGGATACACGCAGTGCTGTCTTTGTATAGGGACCTGATTCTAAGCACTTTAACTCCGAGGTCATTGAAGGCTTTAGCGCGGTTGCCATTTTTCTTACCATTCTTGACAATCAAACAACCGATCAAATTTTGCTTTAAATGCCATAATCAGATTTAAAACTTGTTTGTCGGTTTCTGCATGAAGAAGCGTACTGTCAATAATCAATGGATAAATCAAATTAATCCTATCAATAAGTACACTATCTAAAATAGAAAACATATCGGCTAAAAGCATGATTTCTGAAATAATCGTATGAATGTCAATTTGACTATCTTGAATAATGGCTGGTATTTCAGATGGATGGCAATGAATATAGTTCCAAATACGAAGTTCCATTTCTGATTTTCTTAGATGTTGACGTAGGTCCCCGCGAGTAATTGCAGTAAACATATCCATCTCTCCATTTGTTACTGCATTATTTCGATGTGATGGAGGATCATAACGAATCTTTAAAAGACGCTGTCGCAACTTTGGATGAATACGACTCTGTGAATTGCAAATAAGAATGACACATATATCTTTTGGGTCAGTATTCAAAATAGTCTGCAAAGATAACTGTGCAGCTTCTGTCAATGTTTCACATTCATCTAAAATCAGAAATCGTGGCGCGGTCTCCGTCTCCGTTCGCCAATCCACCCGTAAAAATGGAAATACTTTCTGGCGAATGGATTCTAGACTGCGTTCATCGGCTGCATTCATGGAAATGCACATCAGCGATTTACGATTTGCCCAGATTTGTTCTACCAGCCATCCGGCGCTTGTCGTTTTCCCAGACCCTGGGGGGCCAAACAATAAAAGATGCTGTAATGTTTTAGGGTTTTTTAAAAACATAGAGAAACATGTCCTAACTCGTTCACACCAAAAAGAGGTATCAACGGACATCCTGGAATACTATTTCGATAGTAGCTTAGGTCCTATCAAGAGGGGTGTGGGGAACCTTCGGTCCCATCAAGAGGGGTGTGGGGGACCTTCGGTCCCATCAAGAGGGGTGTGGGGGACCTTCGGTCCCATCAAGAGGGGTGTGGGGGACCGAAGGTCCCCCACCATAAAATATCAGATAGTAGTATAAAAATGATGCACCACCCGTTGATGATTCTGTTTACTGCCCTGCTCTTCTTTGTTCTAACCCCTGGTATTCTGTTGACGTTGCCCGCTCACGGCTCCCTGGCTACCAAGGCAATGGTTCATGCGTTCGTGTTTGCCCTCGTGTACCACTTTACCAACAAGGTTGCGTACAAGGCTCTGTATGGCCATTAAACGGTCAATAAAATACGAAAGGATTCGTTACATTCTATTTCTTTAGGTAGTCTAAATGCTAAACAACCTAAATAAATACATGACTAACAAGTTTAGTTATGAGTGGTAAACCCCGTGCTAAACGCAGTGTTACTAAAGCATCCAAGGTTAAAGAAGAAGTGGTGGAGAGCGAAGTGGTGGAGAGCGAAGTGGTAGAGAGCGAAGTTGCAGAGGTTACCGCCGAAGTTACAGAAGAACCACATGTGGAACAAGTTACAAAAGCTCAAAAAGAACCAAAAGCTCCAAAGAAAGTAAGTAAAAAGAAACAATTTCCAGTTGTAGCTATTATTACGCCCGATGGGATTGAAGGCAATCTTTTAGCTGGTGCAAAGCGACCTCTTATTGTTCATCTTCCCATTCAAAGCAAAGATGTATACATGAATGATATGCCTATCACCTATAATCCATTGCCGCCAATTGATGCACAACCATATGACTGCTATGCAGATAATCCTTTTGTAGATGACGTAGAACACTTGCAAGAGACCATTTACAAGGAGGAACCAAAAGTAGATAAACATAACACTGCCGAAACGAAACCCAGCTCGGAACCAGAGATCGATTACTATACGCTAAAATCAACTATCTTGGTGCAATTCAAAGATTCCTCTGAGGTAAAAACCATCCCTCTAAAATCAGATGTAGCCTGTTTTTGGTGCTGTCATACGTTTGCGCATAGGCCCGTCGTATTACCCATGCGAGATACTGGCGAATACTTGCAAGTTATGGGAAACTTTTGTAGCCCCGAATGTGCATGCTCTTATTTATTTGATATGCGGCAAGACTTTCATACACGGTGGGAGCAACTCGCTCTTTTGCACCGCGTTTATGGAGATGCATGTGGTGGAAAAATTTTGGCAGCACCTGCAAGGATCTCACTTACCCTCTTTGGTGGGAGTCTTTCTATTCAAGAGTTTCGCGCATTGATTTATTCTCATAAATGGCGCGTTGATATTCATCTACCACCGATGGTAAGCATTCTCTCTACCATGGATACCAAACCAATTGACTTCTATGATTCAAGTCTTACTAAGAATGTAACCGAGACGGTGAATGAACGTTTGCAAAAGGCAGAAGAAGTTCTTCGTCTACGACGAACCAAACCTCTCAAGGCATGGGAATCTACTCTTGACGCTTGTATCAATCTTAAAATTAAGCACGACCCTATCAGGGCCTAAAACACTTTTTATAAAATTTGATGCATCAAATACGTAAATAAGATGATACTCTGAATTTATACATCATGTCTTCCATTCGTTCTGTTCTTATTCAAACGTGTATGGCTACTATCCATAAAGAGCTTCAACAATTGGAACAATGGCTGCTACGTGTTCCTGATAATGAAAGTACTTCCATGACGGATAGACTTGATTGCCTTTCGAAACAAATGAATGCACAACAGTACACATTGAATCACATCATGGATCGTATCGATGTGCTTGAAGGTGTAAAAGAAATTCATATTGATGAAAATCTGGATGAACTCGAATCACCCTCCGATTTATCATCGCCCGATTTATTTGAACAAGTCTACATGGTACAAAAGAACGATGTAGTGTATCCCGAGCAGCGTATGGAAGACATGAAGATTGCTACAAAGGAAGATATGCAAGAGCCTGTGGAAGTGAAACCAAAAGTGGAATTGAAACAGAAAGTAGAATTGGAACAGAAAGTGGAAGCAAAATCGAAAGTGGAATTGGAACAGAAAGTGGAAGCGAAAGTGGAAGCGAAAGTGGAAGCGAAAGTGGAAGAAGAGGAAGTGGAGGAAGTGGAGGAAGAAGAGGTGGAAGAGGTGGAAGAGGTGGAGGAAGAGGAAGAGGAAGAGGAAGAGGAAGAGGTGGAAGAAGAAGAAGAAGAGGAAGATGCAGTAGAACTAGAGGAAATAAAATATAGTGGAAAGTCCTATTACAAAGACAACGAAAATAACATTTATGAATTGGATGATCAAGATGAACCCGTTCTTATCGGCCTATGGAATGAAAAGAAACAAATCGTGAAATTCTTCAATAAATCATAACTTAAATATGAATAGAAATAAGTAAATATGGCTCATTATAAAACTGCTATTCTTTTTATTACATGGTATTACGCCATAAAAACATGGTGTATTTCTTTTTTATCTTCATGTACACACTTTATTAAACACATACGGTCGTATAATGAGAATTGGCTCCTTTTTCCTGGGTATGCACTTCCACAATCACATATTGTAAATCCAACTCAAGATAATTGGGTATACAATGTATCTCAGAAAATCCTAATGAGTAAGCATTCATTATGTAATGTACCTTGTAAACTGTCATGGTTGTCGGTTAAACTAGTTGTACTACGAAGTGGACGAAATGATCCAATTGTACGTGAAGAATATGACATGGATCCGTTTTTTGAAACATTTCGCGTGTATGCCTCTCCAGATAACTGTCCCACCTTGCACAACCTCTTCATATCATGGTGTATTTCTACATCCCATTGGTTTCCTACTACAAATCCTATTCAATTTCATCTAATTGATCATCTTGGAGAAGAACGCATTATTCCGTTAACGAGTACGGTCTCCTTTGATGTTCGTCAGAACAAATTATACGATAGAATATCGCCTAAATAAAATTTGATTACGGCGATTAACTTAAAGAAATGTAACCTGTTCTACGCTTAGATACTCACGTATTCTATTATCCAATGGCTCTAACGATTGATTCTGTCATTCCTTCTGGGCCATGGACGTTGTATTTCCATTCCCCAGAAGAAACGAAATGGACACTCAATACCTTCGTTAGTCTTGGATCAATGAAAACGTGGTATCAATTCTGGGCGATTATCGACACCTTGAAGGCTGAGTCATTATCCGATGGCATGTTCTTCCTGATGCGTGATCCATCGCCTCCACTGTGGGAACATCATCACCACATTCGTGGTGGCTGCTACTCCTTTCGCTGTCAAAAGAAAGATGCATCTGAAGCATTCATCACCTATGTGATCGCTGCCATGTTTGATGCGGTATCAACTAATTCGGCTAATCGCGTAAATGGACTCTCTATTAGCCCTAAACGAGGATTCAATATCATTAAAGTGTGGAACACCGATGCTCAGACCTATCATGCGCCGAGTGATTTGGTTACGTCCATTGGGTCGGTCAAAGAATCCGATATTATCTATACACCGTTTGTGCAGAAGAAAATGTGAGGTGGAGACGCGATTGCATCGCCAGTCCCCACACCCCTCACATGAAGTATCTTTATAAAACATTATTAACTATAAAAAACAAAAAACGATACTGTTTTTGTTTTTTATATACATTATAGTAAGACATTATTTAATGTACACGCGTAAAAAGAAAATATATTACCCTCCCAAATATTACAGAGGTCTATCCCTAAAAAAACGGGATCAACGAAAGAAAGAGATAAAACGATTTGGCGCATTATCTTGGAAGAATCCAAAGGCGTATACTGGGTTTGCAACAGACAAGGGAATACAGACTCCCACCTCTGGTTATACTGCTCAATGGAAGAAACGATTTCCCGAGGCTACCTCTCTTACATCTAAATCAAAGGCTACAGGTGTACCCCTAAAATACATCAAAGAATCCTACAATCGTGGCATGGCTGCCTGGCGAACTGGCCATCGTCCTGGTGCTACGGAACAACAATGGGGATATGCACGCGTTCATTCTTTTTTGCTTTGTGGTAAAACGTATCACACAACCGATTCTGATATTGTCCGAAGGGCAAAAGCAGAATCGGCTTCGGCGAGGAAATGGTGGGACTTTTTAGAAAAAAGTTAGAAAACCACATTAAAACTACGTATATTCTTAAAATTTATGAAAATAGATATAGATACATCGAAACAGGGGCACTAAGCGAAGCAATTGCGTCCCCCGCGTTAAGGACCCGCCTGATCCCTCGTTTGATTCGGTCGAATCAGACACGTTCGCAACGGCATAAGATAGACTTCTTTAAAATGCAGATCCACACAATACTTACAAAATACCTCTGCTGCAACACGCAAAAACTCTTTTTTATATGCCATGTATTTTGTAATACGATTGCCATAGTGTTCGCATGATGAATAGGCAGTCAATGCCATTTTATCATTGTATCCAGCATGCCCACCATATGCCAAAATATGAATAGACGTATCCGTCACTTGATCAAATAATTTACAGTTAAAATCAGATTCTAGTAATAAATCAGGACGAATATAGAGTACATAATCATAGTGTTTTCCATAGCGGGTACACATATCTGTCACACGGCGTAACGATTCCTGGGCACAAACATTGTTCTTAATCAGTTTCGGTACCCATGTATACTTACTATCACCATGAATCTTGAACGCTTCCTCATCACAATAATCCGTCCATGTAAGCGAGTTCAAATAATCGTCTTGTTTATCAATACGATAACATGTGGGATCCAATAAGGTATATTCAAGATAATCATCTGGAACCTTCAACGAATCCCGCTGTATCAAATTATCGTATGTTTTCCAATTATGCATAAAAATATCATATTCAATATTAACCTTTTTTAGTAGTTCAAACAGATGCTTTTGATGCGATTTAAAAATAAATCGTGTGGCACGTGTTTTTCCAAAATAACAGATCGCTATACGCTTCTTTTGCAAAGTGTTTTCCATACTATACTTTTATATTACGTAGCATGTTTAAGTATACTACTAATATATACAAATAGACATAATGCTCTGTATTATTTACAGCTTCATATCCTAAACCACATTAAAATACTACTAGAACTTTTCAGAACTTCGATAAAAAAGTTATGAAATAATAAAAATACGCTGCCAAAATACGATAACGTAGGTTGGCAATGTGTTTTGTACACTGTGTGGGCGTTAACGGAGTATGCGCCCGCCCGAAGGGAGGCCGAGTGATTTGCCCCAAAAGGGCAAATCAAGAGGTTCTTTTTAAAAAGTGCAATACAATCCAACTAGATTTTTGCGCACTTTTTTTTAAAAAGTGCAAAGTGCTACACCTTCTGTGGTCGCCCCATAGGCTCCGTCTTCTGTTTCTGAGGAGCGAGAACCAATCGTACTTCACCCAAGTTTGCCACCATGTACCGCAATACTAGTGGATAATCGTTCTTCAAATGAATCTGCGTACTCGTGCACAGATTGGTACACTTCGTGAACAGAACCAAATACTTGAGCTCAAAAATACCCTGTACAATCTCATTCGTATTTCGCTCCACTTCAATCGCCCCTTGATTATTTGACATGATTACCGTTTCTCCATCCACAAAATCACCCACACAACGAAAAATCAGGTCCGAATTGGAACTGGTAATCTCCAGCTTCTCCGCTAACGCATTAAAATCACGGCAAATCTTCTGAAAATCAGTGGATGGCATATGAATGATAGACGTAAACGAAATATTAGGGAATTCAATGTTCTCCACATTCGTATCAAACAGCTTCATCATCCACGTATTCGTGGTACCCTTTTCGGCATTCTCTGCACGAATGCCCAGTTTGTTCGGATTGCTGGCAGGGAGAAAAAGAGACAGACTGTCATTATTACTGAGGGTCTTGATCAGTTTGAACAAGTAAATCATATTGATACCGAGCACATATTTGGCAGGGCAGTAAAAATACTCAAACCGGTCAGCATGCAGGCGCAGATACGTCAAAACCGTATGGGTTTCGTCCACATCAATTACCTTAATACCAGTATTATCAAACTCCAAGTTTGCCTCTGTTAAAATCTCTTTCAAGGCCTCAATCAACGTCCGAAAGGCAGCAGATTGTACGGTACGAATTTCGAACAGATTACCATTCGCGTTTGGACGCGCGGTTGGTGCGACACTCATTGTGTTTACTTCTCAGTATTTGCTTTAGACTATTGCATGTTTTCGTTTTCAACTATGTCCGGAATGCGATAAGATGGGGATTCAAACGCGGACTTTTTAGAAAAAAGTCCACAAAAATCAAGACATAACTTCATAAAATTTTTAGCACTTTTTCTATTACTTTTGAAAAGTGCCTATAGTGCTTTTTGCGCACTTTTTTTAAAAAAGTGCCTATAGTGCTTTTTGCGCACTTTGTGGGCGTCGGCGCATGCTGCGCTAGCACGGCCGAGTGATTGCCCAAAGGGCAATCAAGAGGTGCTTTTTTAAAAAGTGCCTATAGTGCTTTTTGCGCACTTTGTGGGCGTCGGCGCCCACACGGCCGAGTGATTGCCCAAAGGGCAATCAAGAGGTGCTTTTAAAAAAGTGCTTCTTTGTACGACGTGTCGGCTTACCCTTAGTTATCATCTTATATCCTGCAAATAACGCCAACGGCACAATGTATTTATTCGCAGCAAATGCAAATCCTTCCATTACCGAGGGGATGAATCCACCACGAGTTTTACGTTGAGACTTACGATGGGGCTTACGATTTCGGGTTACTCTACCACCAATATGAGGACGAATGGTTTGTCCCTTCACATCTAATATATCTGCTCCACTCGCAGCCGAATAGTTTCCTGTCTTTACACCAAAATATTCGAGCGGTAAAGGGCCGCCTCCTTGTTTTCTTGTGCGCCGTTTCATATCCTATTCATGATACAAGAAAAATAATGTAAGTAGATGTGGGTTTACAATTCCTGATGTATTCGATGTGTGTTTCGTGCAATAGATCCCAATAGGTTGGAACGATTATGATATAAGGAGGTATACTTTTCAAATTCCTCCAATAATATGAATAATACATTAATTATATGCAACGGGGCTTTCATATTCTCCGTATGCAATTGATGTAATGCGGCTGTATTATGATTCCAGTCATCATAAATCGTATTGATTGTCATGTAATTATGCATAATAGTTGTAGTGGTATTTGGATTCTCTGTAATATACAGTCCTTCATGTACAACCTGATGTTTAAGGGCGTTGCATTGTACCCTCATTTTGAAAATCAATTCATTGACATGAACACTGAGCATGATTGCGTGGTAATATTTTTTATAATCATCTACAGTCAGCTTGACAAGTGCCTCATTTATACTTGTAAATTGTTTAAGGAGTTCTATTAGCTGCGGATCTTTACTGCGTTGCATATTTTGTTTTTTGTAACTAAGTATCTTTTTCTTTGCGTGAAAGATGGTTTGCGCCCATTCATCTTCTGTCAGTATCGGATCGAATAGAAAGTGCAATAAGGGGTCATGCTGTTGTCCAATTACTTCCATTGCCATCCGAATATGCGGCGCAAAGGTTCTCATGCGATACCAAATAACTTCCTCTAAATCATGAAGAAGTGCAGGATGTGATAAGTGCCGTGCAAGAAAAGTATTATCGTACACGAGAGTCTTTTTATTGTGTACAGGTTCACTTATATTAAATGCATGCATCACAAGTTTTAGATAAAACGCTCGTTTAAAATGAGCAAACGCCTTTGTATATCGTTCGTACTGTTTGGCATGTAGTACGTGTGGAGGCTGTAATACATGTTGCACATGTTGCACATGTTGCACTGAACCAGATTCTACCACCATAGGCATTATATTATTTCCGAATGCAAACATCTGTTGCTCCACAAAATGAAGCACAGATGGAATCTGTATCGTATGAACAAACGGTACATGGATATTCATTTCTTTTAATTTAACAAGATATGCATTCTTAACCGTGCAATATACCGGATCACGCGTCATATGCTCAAGTTGCGTATTTTGCTCACCATCTCGCCGATAGAGCTGTGATGACCCGCCGTCGTGCAAGGAGATTTGACATATTTCCTCCATGATAATACCATTTACTGTAATGGAGACAATCATGGTGTGTGTTCCAGTAATTGCCTGCGATCTTCTGGCAATATCGATACTAAAGGATTGTACTTGGATAGGTACTGCATTTTCTAATAGTGCGATTAGCACATTGGTTTGAATGGTCGGTAGTGCCTCTTGAAAGACGGCGCGAAGCTGTTCTTCGAATACATCGGCCACTGTCATTATGGCAGGAGAGGTAGAGATGACAATATATGGTCCCTTTTCATATACAAATGTTTTACACATCTCTTTGCGTTCTTTATCGGATTTTGTTTGCATAAAAGCAGATTCCTCGTTTAACTTAATGGTTGGCCACCAAACCATATCAATATCAGTGGTTCTTCGTTGCATGTAGGATTGCAGTGGCTTAATATCATGCTGTGCTTTAGAAGCGGGTAATAGATGATCATATATAGTTAATACTGACCCGCCAATTAATGTAATATCCGCGGGATTATATACGATACGATAGGTATCAGTTGGCGTACCTACTTGACGTCGTGTGATATCCTGTTGGGACTTCAAGATATGCGTTTGATTTCTTCGTGCATTTACTCCAAGTTGTGCAACGCTATTCATCGTGTTATTTGCTGCCAAATTGATAAGCCCAGTCAGGTAAATAATATTTTCTACACGCGATAACACGTGCGCTGCCATTTCTTTGCCCTCCATGTGTGTGTAATTATTGTTGATGGTCACAACTATTATAAGATTTATACCCAATCAATTTTTATATACTCTAAAATTTGATTAGGTATCTTGCTTTTAAAAAGGCACCCTTCCACCATGACTACCGTTCGCAAGTATCAAAAACACACCCATCACCAGCACATCTTGGAGCTCCCTGACACCTACGTCGGCAGCACCAAAACGAATGAAGAAACGCGTTGGGTGTACGATTCCACTTCCAATAAAATGATGTGGCGCAAGCTTAACTTCAATCCAGGACTCTACAAAATCTTTGATGAAATCGTGGTCAATGCCCGCGATGAATATGTGCGCTCTATCACGACGGCCGGTATGACTCACATCAAACACATTGATATCACTGCGACTTCTGCGAATGGTGATACGATTCTCTCCATTGAGAACGATGGAGATGGGATTCCCATCGAGATGAGCGAAGAACATGGTGTCATGATTCCAGAATTAATCTTTGGAAACTTACTTACGTCAACTAACTATGACAAGACAGAAGAGAAGATTGTTGGTGGGAAGAATGGGTATGGGTCGAAAGTTTCCAACATTTTGAGTAAGTTGTTCACGGTGGAGATTCGCCACCCTGCCTCGGGCAAACAATACAGCCAATCATGGTACGACAATATGTACAAAGTAGAAAAACCAAGTATCAAAAAATCCACTTCTGCTAAGGGATTTGTGAAAGTCACGTTCATTCCTGATCGCGCGCGGTTTCACGGTGCGTTTCAAGAGTCAGGCATTATTGAGGACATGATTGCCGTCTTTCATACCCGTGCGGTGGAAGTGGCTGCATTGATGGGCAAGGATGTCAAAGTCACCTGGAATGGTGCCCCTATTGCAAGCAATACCTTTGAGAAGTTTATCAAACTGTTCTTGCGCGATGGCATGACGGGATTCGCCTACGAACAATGCGGAGCACGCTGGGAAGTTGGCGCCATTCTGGCATCGCATTTGTACTCAGACGAAGAAGAGTTGCCTGAGGACAAACACATTTCCTTTGTCAATGGAATCCATACCAAAAAAGGTGGCAAACACGTAGAATCCGTCTCACGCAAACTGCTAACCGATTTCTGCGAAGCCGCTAAAAAGAAAAAAGTGGACATCAAGCCAGGTCAGCTCAAACACTCGGTAGTGCTCTTTCTGAACAGTACCATCGTCAATCCGAGTTTTGATTCACAGAGCAAGGACTTCTTGACCACGCCCGTTGCCGAATTTGGCTCCAAACCCGAATACTCTGGAAAGCTCTCTGACTCCCTCTTAAAACTTGGGCTTTTGGAAGAGGCGAAGTTCTTACTGGAAGCGAAAACCATGCGTGAGGCTAAAAAAACCGATGGCAAGAAGCGCACAGTTCTACGCGGCATGACCAAGTTGGAAGATGCCCTTCTCGCAGGAACTGCAAAATCGTCTGAATGCACCCTTATCTTAACAGAGGGAGATTCAGCTGCCACCTCGGCTATCTCAGGTCTCAAAGAGGTCGGGCGCGAACGATGGGGTGTTTTCCCTTTGCGAGGTAAACTCTTGAATGTTCGCGACATTACTATTCAAAAATTCAATGCCAATGAAGAGCTCACTGCCATCAAGAAGATTTTAGGATTGGAGCAGGGCAAGAAATACAAAGATGTATCGGAACTACGCTATGGACGCGTGATGGTGATGGCCGATCAAGATCATGATGGGTCGCATATCAAAGGGCTCTTGATGAATCTGTTCCATGCCGAATGGCCTGGGCTCTTATCCAGTGGCTTTCTCTGCACGCTTCTAACACCGATTCTCAAGGCACTAAAAGGGAAATCAACGCTGTCGTTTTACTCCATGCCTGAATTCAATGCGTGGAAGGAGGCACAGCCGGTCGGCGATCTGAAAGGCTGGAAAATCAAATACTACAAAGGGTTGGGTACGTCTACGCCAGCCGAAGCCCGTGAATGGTTCAAGGACCTCCGCGAAATCCAATACGAATGGGACGAGAAAACAAATGAATCCATCAACCTGGCATTTAACAAAAAACAGGCCGATGATCGCAAGAAATGGCTCAGTCACTACGATCCTACCAAGATGTTGATTCCTGTAAACAACAAAGCCAGCTACACCAGCTTTATTGATAACGAGCTCATTCACTTTAGCAATGCCGATAACATTCGGTCCTTGCCCCACTTGATGGATGGGCTCAAACCCTCTCAGCGCAAAATCTTGTACAGTTGTTTGAAGAGGAACTTGCGCGAAGAGATTCGCGTAGCACAACTGGCAGGGTATGTCTCGGAACATGCGGCATATCATCACGGCGAAGCCTCGCTAAACGGAACCATCACTGGCATGGCGCAGAACTTTGTCGGCTCCAACAATATCAATTTGTTAAAGCCCATGGGGCAGTTTGGATCGCGTCTCATGGGAGGCAAGGATGCAGCTTCGCCGCGTTATATCCATACGTATCTGGAGGACATCGTCGGCAAGATCTTTAAAAAGGAAGATGCGTGCCTTTTGAACTACATCGACGACGATGGCGATCTGGTTGAGCCTGAATACTACTTGCCTGTGGTACCTCTCCTCTTGTTGAACGGTGTGGTGGGGATCGGCACTGGGTATTCCACGGATATTCCTCCTTACAAACCCGATGACATTGTGTGTTTGTTACGCCACCGTCTGCAGGGTTCGATGGAGACACTGGCTGGTCGCCCCCTGGATCCCTGGTGGTTCGGCTTCAAAGGTACCATCAGCCGATTTGATGATCAGACCTGGTGGACCAAGGGCGTCTATCAAATGGACGAGGCAAAGAAAACGGTGACCATTACCGAGTTACCAGTGGGAACCTGGACGAAGGATTACAAGGCATTTCTGGATGAGCTCTGCGATGCCGATGAAAAGAAATCCAAGGATGCAAAGAAGGAGGCCAAAAAAGCCGAGACGGCCTCCACATCGTCAAACAAGTCTTCGAAGGACGTGGAGCCCTGTGGTCTCAAGGGGTTTGATGATCTGTACAATGACCAAGATGTACGATTTGTGCTCTACTTCACGGAAGAAGGATTTGATCAGATCAAAGATAATCAGGAGAAGTTTGAGAAACAATTCAAACTGACTACGTCGTGGAAGACCACGAACATGACCTGCTTTGATACGAAGTTCAACATTGTCAAGTACAAAACGGTGGGTGATATCTTGGAGGCCTTTATTGAGACACGGCTTCCTCTATACGAGGCTCGTCGCCAACAGTGGCTATCCACCTTAATGAAGCAAATGGAAGAACTGGATGCCAAACGGCGGTTCATTCAGGCCATCTTGGATGATCGCCTGGTGCTACAGAAGCGAACCGATGAACAAATCATTGAGGGGCTGAAAGCGTGCTCTATTCCTGCTCTTTCGAATATGGAGAAACCTGATGCCTATGATTCATACGACTACGTACTACGGATGCGTATGGATCGGGTGAAACAATCCGCGGTGGTTGAATTGGATGAGCAGATTGCAGAGAAACAGGCGGAGAAGGAACGTCTGGAAGCCGAGACAGCGTCCTCGTTGTGGTTGGCAGATTTGACGGAGTTCCAGGAAGCGTGGATCAAGTACTCAGATGTGCGCGTTCAGGAATCCGTTTCCGTGGCGAAGTCGGATTCCGCGGTGAAGGTGGCACGGAAGAAACCAGCGGTTAACAAGAAATAAATACACCTAATATAGAAATGGCCACACACACTAAGCGTAGAAAATCAGTCACTCGCGGATGGCGTAAACAAGCACCTGGTAAACATCAGCGCACTACCATGCGTAAGCGGTGCGGCAAGAAATGTTTTTTAGGCGCGAAAGGGCGTTTTCCCATTTGCAAGAAGCAGACATGTAAAGTTGATAAGCGGGGTGTGTACGCCGCATTCATACGTGCGCGCCAGTGGGGTCACAGTGCAATTGCGAAGAAGGCAAAGAAGACATTGCGGAAAATACGAAGTATGACGCAGAAACGCCAATAAGTACTTTTTAGGAAAAAGTACACAAAAATCTTTAGGGAAATGTACTCAACTATGTTAGAAATGATACAGTATAATGATACATTGTATTGTATTATTTTTAGAATTTTTAGAGATTTTTGCGAACTTTTTTCTAAAAAGTTCACATGGGCTTTTTAAACGGTAAACTCTTTGTCCCAGCACTCGACATGTTCAACGGCTTCTCTAAAGGAACCGGCAAGTGGCTAATATCATTTAAGTAATACGAATACTGGTCAATTTCCGACATAATCCGCGGCGCACACCACTTAATCACCAGGTCATTGAGCTCCTTAATTTGCCCTTCTACGTCAAATTCATTATTTTTCGCGTATTGTAAATACATTGCACGCATAATCATCTTAATTTCGTCCACGTCTTGGTCATCGATCTGATATCGTTTCGGTCCGCTCATACGGTAGACTTCGTTCTTGATCGCCTTCTGGATCACGTCGACATTCCTACGGGTAAAAAAAGTATCAGAAAGTGCGGTATGGTCCCAGTTGCCCCGGAGCATATCGCCTGCAAAGTTTACTTCCGTTTGTTGAGGGTAACTGAAACCAGCCGAATCCGGTACGGTGTAGCCTGTTGCGCCAGAGTCAGGTTTCAAGTTCACGCGTCCATTTTGACCCCCTGAACCATAGCTCGTGTACGGGAGTTGAAAATCAGGGAGGGGAGCACCGGCTGAAGAGGTTGCCATTCTATCACCCGTCCGTGTTTTTTTTCTAAGCTCTGATTATAAAATGTCGTCCGTTACTCGCTTCATCAAGCAAAATCAACTCGCCGCCACGTACTACAGTGCCGCCGTGGTCGCCGCCACCCCTGCCACGTATTGCTACGAATTCGTCCCGTCGGCCACCAACACCGTCGGCAACTACCCCCCTGGATACATGCAAACGGCTTCGGCCCTGCTCCAGGCCGCCATCAACCAGGCCGTTAACGCCGCTGGTGCCGCTGGCAACTTGATCCTCCGCGACATGGGCAAGACCATTCAGGCCCCTGTCTCCTCGTTGACGGGCTCGGTTGGCTTCTTCCGTCAAGTGCAACTGTTGAGCCCCGCTTTGGCTGCCTCGTTTGTTGGAGGATCCACGGGCTCGTCCTTTGGTGTCTTGGGCACGGCCAACACCCCTGATGCGTACACGGACTTCTTGGTGTTCTACGTCCCCGTCGTTGTTGGTGGCGTGAGCGGCCAGGCCGCTTCCACGGCTCTGGCTCTGCCCTCCGCCTGCGGCCAGTTGTAAAGACTCTTCTGTCTATTACATTATCTTGCTACATTTGCATATTGTTTATATCCTACCTTCCATTCTATATCCCATCGTATCTTTGATAAAATATACGATGCTATTAGAAAAGATGTTTAACATCTACCTCGGAATATATATCATTGCAGCCATTGGCATCATTGCTGGCGGCAGTTACAAATTATACGACATGAACAATCATTATGGAGCATTTATCTTTTTTGCAGGGTCCCTTACGGCCTTCATTATCTACGGGCTCCGTTGGTTTGCTGCGGCGAATGCACTCTTTGATCAAACTCCGGGCCCATGGCCTCCTACCATCAATACGTGTCCTGATTACTTAACAGCATACAAACGTAAAATGACGGATGGTACCACACAGGATGTTTGCATTGATTTGTTGGGCGTTTCCAAGAATGGTGCCTTGAAGATGTTTCCTAAATCCAAAGGCGATGCTCCCAACGGAGACGAATATTACTTTTCGCTGGCAAGTAAAAGTACGGATCCTGCTGGAAGAAACGCCGAGCTGTGCCAACGGGCCATGACCTCTGGTTTGACATGGGAAGGAATTACGAATGGTGAGAGTTGCATGTTGCCTGATGGCTCAACGAATACAAATACGAGCGGCGGCGGCGCAGCCGCCTGCACACCGACGGTTGCTACACCCCCTTCGACACATTAATAAGACGTAGAGTATACACCGAGAGGAATATGAGATTATAGAAAATACACCGAGAGGGGTGTGGGGGGCACCCGAAGGGAGCCCTCCACTGGGGTGTGGGGGAGCGATAGCTCCCCCACTGCGTTTAGAAACTAAAAAAACATCCTACGATAAGAATGGACAGTAGTCCAAAAGCATTCATAGTTTAGTGGTAGAATGGCTCCCTTCCAAGGAGTCGACACGGGTTCGATTCCCGTTGAATGCATCCCTATTTTAAATGATGGTAATCAATTAAAATAGATATAAAGAACTACATCCAAAAGGTAGTAGATGGTTCGTACCAGTTTACCTGAAAAAGATACAGCATGCTTACATCCCACAGTAGAACAGGCGATGCATAAATGGCTAAAGACGAGAACACAGCCTGCATTTCTGCTAATTGGTCCGCCTGGTGTGGGAAAAACGACGATGGTCTATCGTGTATGCAAAGATGCAAAATATTGGATCCAAGAATTTAATGCCAGTCATACGCGCACAGGCTCCAGTTTTCGTCAAACCATTATGCCTCTCCTCATTGAAACCGGTGTTAGCAAATGGATTCATCCTACTACGCCCAATGGTCGCGCCGTGTTACTGGATGAAATGGACGGTTTGTCTCAAGGCGAAAAAGGAGGTTTACAAGAGTTGCTGGATTACCTAAAATCCAAGCGAAACTTTGTTAATGATTGTCCCTTAATTCTGATTTGTAATATATTGGAGGGACGTATTATGCAGCAACTTCTCAAATACTGCTGTGTACATTATGTTAACATGCCTCCAAAAGACAAATTGATTGAGTTTTTTAAGAAAGATATTCCAGATTCACTATATTTGCTCGGCGACATTCGCAAGGTATCACAAAGTCTTATTTATCATGATAAAACCGGCGGATACATTCAAGGTAAGGAGGAAACATTAGATAGAAATATTCATGTAGCCATTCGTGCCGCCTGGTTTACCTTGTTTGAAGATTGGGGTGAAAACGATGAACTGGATTTAGAAACCAAAGATGCCAACCTGGCAGGACTTCTTTTTCATCAAAACCTACCCTTATATTTAGAATCCAAAAAAGACGCAGATATAAAAGAATTAGAAGTAGCTTCCTTTGAAGTCTACGAAGAAATTCTGGATTATCTGCGATGGAGTGACCGTGCCGATTTCTGGGCTTTTTTTCATCAATGTTGGAATCTTCTACCATTATCGTATCGCTTAAAACTAAAATATCCCAATTTGTATTTACAACACTATAAGAAACCTAGCCCTATTCCTGAACCAGCTGCCTTACAATACACGCAGGTTCTAACCAAACAGTCGGCACTATTTAATGCCTGGAAGGAAATGAATCGTGTAGCCAATGAGAATGATATTCCTTTTCGATGTGTAACACAATGGGCTACGCATCAAACAGGTAAAATATATGAAACACTTGGTGTTAAACTTGAAAAACGTGATTCTGATAAACTTGAAAAACGTGATTCTGTTAAACTTGAATCTCAGAATGTAAATAGTGTATTGTTAACGGATCTTTCCTCCCCAAACGCTGAGAAGAATGAATCAAAACCTGCTTCAACTCGAAAGAAGGCTGTTCGTGGTAAAAAATCAAATGCGTTGTAGATAATAACGATAAACCTCTTAACATCTCAATATTGGATACAAATAAAATAGTAACGATGCCATCCTTGTATTTTTTTAATGTCTTACGCTGTGAAAATAGATTGTTTTCTATTCTCTCTGCTTTTAGTCCAAGTTTATCTATCTCTTCAAACAATTGATAATAGATGTTATCAAACGAACTATAGATAACAAACCTTTTTTCCTTATTCTTTTTAAATAATTCTAAACATATTTCAGTTTTTGTGCGTACAATCGTTGTATCTTCAAAAGGTGTAAGACAGCACATGGAGGTCAAATACAGAACTTCACGACAGGTAGGACACTTTGGATGCATAACAGTATTTCGTAACAGACAACTTCCACAGTATGTATTATGACAGCAATTTACAATTGTCATATAGTTACATGGTTCTAAGCATATCATGCATTCATTGTCTATCATTTTTCGTTTAATCAATTGATGTTTTGATGCATGCTGTGTAGAAATATAATCTGGTCCTGTTTTGCATTCCATACCAAGTGCCTGAACCAAATGCGGTATACTACTATTAGGGATAGTTGGTTCTCTATTTCGTGCTAAATAAAAGCTGGCGAGAGACTGTAAACTAATATGTGGTTTACAGTGAATGGTTTCTGAACGAATGATGGGATAAGCTGCGCTTTTACTCATATTCTTTGCTGAATTACGTAATACCATTATATTTCGTTGAGGATGAAAAAAAGGCATATACTCTTTTAAAAACATAGAGGACACTAAGGTGCCTTCGTATATTGCGCTATTTGCAGAATCACGTTGTAACCACTCTTCTAACTCTGGATGTAAATTGACACGATTACGTAAGTGCAAAAGCGTGTTTTTATTAATCAGCGAATGCTTAAAAAGTAGTGGAAGCCAATTATTGGTCATGAGCCATAAGAATTGAAAATGTAAAGGTGGGTCCGATGAATTCATATAAATAGACGATGCTTCATCCATAATAATATTGTTCCATTGAATATTATGTTCGGATGCATATTCTTGAACAGCCTTATATGTTTTATTGGTGGTAAGTACAAATGATGATCTAAGTATTGTATTTGTAAGTTGCTCTCCTCTTAACTGTTTTTTCGTTTCAATAGGGACATAGGATAGAGTGGTATGCGTGTCTATTTCGTGACGCCATTGATTAAATAAATGACTAGGTACAATAATTAAATTCGTGGAGGTTTCGGATAGAGTGCAAATATCATGTGAGAAAAAATATGTAGAAGAATGTGGTGTTAATTCGCATGTCATAGTTGTGGTTGGTGCAATATGTGATGTTGCTAAATAGGCAAGTGCACTCAGTGTTTTACCTGAACCATAACTATCTCCAATAATTCCTATCTTGCCATTAATCGCTCGGTTACCTATTACAAATCCATGTATCATTTTATCACGATAGGCACGCATACCCAGTACCATATCGGATTGATGAGGATAGAGCGCTGTTTTAATATGCGGCGATTGTATACGTATATTCGTTTCAGGTATTGCATTCTGATAAACATTATTTAGAATAACTAATTTATCATATTGAAAGGTATCTTCCATTTCTATCTACTACTTACTAACACTTACTATCGTATAGATACTACGTTTAAAAAAGCTTTAGGTGTTAAGTAAGACTCGCATAAAAAGTTCTAAGAGCAGGTTCTTTTACTAAATCTTCTAATGTATACGTTGTCTCTTTCATTTTCGGTTGTTTACGAAGTAAGGATTTGTCAACCGTATTATCGCTGTGACATACTACAAGTATTGTTTTTTTCGGATCTAATTGAATCATTGGATGTTTGTACCCTTCCAGAAAGGAGGTCTCTTCTGCTTTTGTTACATATTCATCATAGAAATGTGTGTTTGCATAGGTTTTTCTCCACGCCATCGTACCATTGGTGGCATGATTCGGACCATGTGAACCAATGGTCCATATTGTTTGTTGATCGATATAGTACATATTCATTTCGGAAGACCCTGCCAGATTTTTATCAGGATGCTGCGTAAATGCATCAACCACGGTTTGTACTCTGTCTGCTGGATAATAGTCATCGTCGTCCATTGCGATAATAATAGATCCTCTTGCTTCTTTGTTTAATCGGTTACGTTTGGCACCAATTCTCATTTTTTCATCTTCGTATAAATAACGAAGATTGGTAATATGGGCTGCATGAAATAAATCTTCTACTTTATCTCGCCCATCATCTAAAATAATCCACTCCATATTCTCCTTTGGATAGGTTTGATGTAGATAGATTTGGATAAGGGTAGGAATAAACGCGCGACGATTGTAAGTGGGAGTTACGACGGTCACGTGTATGCTCATTTCTTTTTTATTGTAATACATCTTTATGCTTTTTCAGGGGATTAAGCCTTTGGCTCCTCTTCTGCTTTTTGTTCTTCTGCTGCCTTGGGTTCTTCTGCTGCCTTGGGCTCTTCTGCTGCCTTGGGCTCTTCTACCTTTTGTTCTTCTGCCATGGGCTGTGGAGCAAAAAACTGTGTTTTCTCTTTCTCAAGCTCCTTTAGATTTTCCATTTGTTTAGTAGTATTTGGTTCTGTTGCCTTTGGTTCTTCTGTCTTTTGTTCTTCTGCCATGGGCTGTGGAGCAAAAAACTGTGTTTTCTCCTTCTCAAGCGCCTTTAGATTTTCCATTTGTTTTGCGGTATTTGTTGCATTTACTTTATTGGGTAATACTGCATTTGTAGTTACTGCTGTATTCGTAGCAATCGTATCATGAAGGTGTTTTATTTGATATTCTACTTTGTCATAATTCTCTTTAAAATTTTTAATATCTTTCACTTTATCATAGTATTTAAATGATTCCTTCAAACCATCATAATACTTATTCATAAGCGATGTTATTTTTGTCTGATCCTCTTTATAGTCTGTCGCAGTAGGAACTAAATAGTAGAAAGGAGATAAGAAAAAGTCTTTAATTGTGCTCTTTTCAGACGATACTGTATATGGCATCAATGGCAAAAATGCAAAAATATGTGGAATTCCATCAACTTTTGGCTGATCTGTCATGTTATTAATATGATAGGCATATCCAGCCCGTCCAATATAATAACAACTCAATCCTATCAAAAATGGTGTAAAAAAATAACAGATAATAAACGTAAATACAAAAAATGCCAAACGTATGATTGGAGAATAAACGATCATTTCATTTGCAATAAATACGGAAAGTATAATTGCTACCATTGGAAGAAATCCGACCGTGACAGCAGTAACCAAGTTATCCCATATATTTGTAGCGATACGTTTTATACTAAATATATTAGGATCACCAACAGGCGGTTTACGCTTATCTTCTGATTTACGTGTATCTTCTTCTGAGCCTGTAGTGACTGCTGCGCTTGTATCCGTAGGTGCACCCGTTTCATCAGCTCCTTCTATCGTAGAACGCTGTCTTGCTTTTGCATACTCTTCTGCCTCTGGGTCCGTTACTGCATTGTGAAGTTTATAGGCGATCTTGTTTTTTAGATTCGTTAAAAGGGAATCTGTCGCCATCCTATACTACATCTGTGAATTTTAATCCATTCTACAGCGCATATTTGAGTCCACCCATACCAGAAGAAATCGTCACCCAATTCAAACTTTCTACATAGATTGTTACATTGTATTGATAAAAACTGTTGGCAGCCAATGGAAATATATTTAGATCTACTTGAAAAGACTTGATTCTGCTACTATTAATACTGCCACATGGCTGTGTCTTTGGCGAAGACAATGAAAACGGATAAACAATCACTCCAGGTTCTGGAATGCCTGTCATATATTTCCATGGAACAACTTGTGTAAAGTATTCAATTGGTTTTTCCTCCTGCAACGGATTTCCATCACCAAGAATAGCCAATGTTTGTAATATAGACTGTTGGCCATTTAGAACCTGCGTGCCAGTAGCCGAGATGAGATTGACAGTAGGTGGCCACGGCACTGCCGCACCAATTCCAGAGGCAATAAAAGGCGGTTTCAACGGATTGATCCAATTTGTAAAATTGGCTACTTGATTGCGATACCGCAACGAATCCGAACGGCGCGGAGCCAAAATGAGGCGTTCAATCGGATTATGTGTATTGAGCTCCACAAACTGTCTTGCCGTTAGTCCATCAAATTCATATGTAGTAATTTGACGAACCAGATACTGTAATGCCTCAGACGAAAACTGTGAACGCTCCTCATCCGTCACGTATACATACGTTAGCTGAATACGAGGATTGAGTTCCCAGGTATTTAGGAGCGGTGTTGGCGTTCCTACATCTGTCAGAAATTGATTAATAACCACATCCGTAATATCCGAAACAGATGTATAAAAATTGTTTCCTGGTTGCAGGGAGATAGGAGAAGGATTGTATTGATATCCTGGAGCAACTTGATAGCCATTTGGATCAAGAACCGTATAGAGTTGATTGATCGGACGAAGCGTGATTTGAACTTCGCATTCATGATACTGTAGCGAAACCAACGGAAGGGCCTCAAAGGTGGATTCTGCAAACCAAAATGGCAACGGGATTTGCATGTCTCGCCCCGCAATAGATGGGCGATTTACATTTGTCGGAGTAGTGGTAGATTGCCCTTTTCCATTATTATTATACACCAGCGGATAGCCTGTTCCTGTTGAACCACCCCCATACAGTCCATTTGCTGGGTCATATAGATCGGGAATATCACCCACTAATGTTCGCCATTTTTGGAAGGCATCCTTGTCCAAATCACACTGTGCCTTCATGATCATGTAATCCCCATCAAATTCCTGAATCTTCTGTCCACCAATGAAAAACCCCACATTCTGTATAATATGACAACCGATGTAATTGGTCCATGCAAAGTTATACTGCGATTGGCGACCAGAAGCTGTCGGTAGGGTTTCAATGTACTTGCAATAAATATCGGGAAGGGTGAAGGTGAAATACATGTCGCGGACCAAATCGGCTACACGCTGAAACTTGAAGCGAACCTGAATAGGTTGATCATAAGAGAGGTTCTGAGGTCCATCCATGGAGAAGGTCACAGATTCTTCGGAGAAATGGGCATATTTTTTGTAGGTCTTATACATCCATGTGAATGATGGATTACCGCTTAACAGCACATTTTGCGCTCCATATGCTACAAGTGCAAAGAGACCGCCTCCAACCATCGAGCAGTAATACTATTACATTATACATATTAAAAATCATAAACGGTCGCACTGTTCTAAAATGATGCCTGGATTCACCGTATCGCATTCATACTATTTTCAAGGTAGTACGTGTTGGGTCAATTTATTTATCCTTTAATACAATTACATGGATTAAGGAGAATTCAAAGATAGTGTGAAGCATGATGTTTATAACAGTGTATTTATGCGTGTTTTAGTGCTTGCGCGTTTTACGAATATGACGTTTGTGGCGCCGCGTGGTACGTTTGCCGCCAAGAGCTTGCGGTTCATAAAATTCTTGTGGTGTATTTTGCGGTGTATTTTGCGGTGTATTTTGCGATAGGTTAACTTCACTATACAGTTTATTAATGTCTGAATCCGTTCTGTCATATTTACATTTACTACCATCAAATAGGCTTTTTGCATTTGATACTATCTTATTAATTTCAGAAATATGATTATCATTACGTTTTTCTGGATCAATCTTATTAAGATAAGCTGCATATAAAAATACTTTAGCAATATCAATTTTAAAATCCATAACTGTATCACGACTTTTTACACATAATGAATAGTCTTTATTAAATCGTTTGGTTCCATATTTTTCTCTGAGTCTATTACGATTAGATTTAGTTGGGGCTATGCGAGCAATATAGTTTGCATTATCATGTAGTGTAGTATTATATTTTTCTGCATTATTAAGATGTGTTTTTACTTTCTCTAATAATTTTGCAGAGGTTGTATATAATTTTTGTTTTAGTTTTAATTTTGTTTCATTTAGTGCCTCATCATATACACGTTCACCAGTCGTACTTTTCTCACTTGCATTTAATGTGTTTAGGCCGGTTGCACGTCTGAACCAGCTCATTATACTTAGATATACTAAATAAAATCATATCTGTTCAAAGAAACAAGATAGAGATACAAGAATAAGATTTGGCTTTATAATCATATGAACGCATGCGTATGTAAATGTGGAATACAGAATTATTTTTCACATTTGCATTTTTATTATTTATTGGAATTTGCAGCAGATATTCTTACATGTAGTAATCCATCTTAATTACCCTGTGTCCACCACGTATCCGCCAAATATCCGGGACTTAATGATACATTTGAAGAATCCATCTTCGACGAGGGTCCCTCATTCATTAGTGCCTGAATCTCCGAATAGCCCAGCGCATAGCTGAAATACGTCAAGCGACTCATCATGCCCTTCATGGCTCCAAATACATCCAGACCGGCCTCATCCACCGACGGTACCATGGAGTGTTTCATCGTAATACGTCGTTGGCTGAAACAGCAGATGTCTTCATAATTCTGATAAGGCGTATACCCATCAAATGACAGTTTCTTTGACAGATTCCCATTAATATAGACTTCTAGACAATCCTGCATACAAATGATAACCACATGAACCCATTTGCTAATCGGAATATTCTCCACTTCTACATAATTATTCCATGTCTTAAAGGTATTCATATACACTCGGAGAGTATTGGTATCCGAACGCATGTAAACACCGGGCGCTAACAACGGAAACTGGGAAGAGTACCCTTTGTGGAAGATATGCAAAAGGCCCAACTCCTGTCGAAAAGCAGAGGGATCGGCATGCATATAAAAGGAATAACTGAACTCAATTCCACTGCGTTCATTATCGGATAGGTTTACTGTCTTTGCCCCTTTGACATTTGGATTTTGCACAATCGATTTGGATTGACTATCCATGGCATAAGTATGTGGCAACAGATCCGTTCGATTCATGGACATGCGATGGATGTATTTGTAAATCAATTCAATGAAGATGAACACCATAAATACAACGACTACACATATCACCCCAAATAGAACATCATATAATGCACCACTACTGACGTTTTTACCGGATGAATTTACTCCAGGAATATTATTGGGTCGTTGATTCGGTGAGGTATTTTTATTCATACCGAGCATGTTCAGCATGGTCGTCCTTCTTTTATTTGCACTTTTTTTAAAAAGTATACAAATGATGATGCAACCTGTATACTTTTCATAATGTGCTTTTGCGCACTTTTTGTGCACTTTTTCTTATTCACCCACGCTTTTTGCGCACTTTTTCCTAAAAGTGCTTTTTCTTATTCACCCACGCTTTTTGCGCACTTTTTCCTAAAAGTGCTTTTTCTTATTCACCCACGCTTTTTGCGCACTTTTTCCTAAAAAGTGCTTTTTCTTATTCACCCATGCTTTTTGCGCACTTTTTTCTAAAAAGTGCTAGTTGAGACCGAAATACTTACACCAGGAGCAAAGAAGGAGGAAATCCATTGTGCAAATCCCGTAATAGGCTGAGGACCGGCAATATAATTCTTATACACCGCTTCTGGGTGAAGTGCCGCATCATACATGACCGTATTTGCAATTTGTCCACCAAATCCACCATAGGATAGCAGATTGGCAGAGTAGCCTCCTGCATCCACTTTATAAAAGGATGGCAATACACAGGATCGGGACAGTTTTCCATCCAGATACACGTCAACTGTCTTTCCGTTCACAGCAATGGTAATATTCACCCACCGCTGTAAATCTACTTCTGGCAAATCGCAAATAGCAGAGGAGTCTAATAGACCAGAATCCGTCTGCAAATTAGCAAAGGTCGTATTCTGTGTAGCTTTCTCCAATGACTCTGTATTGGACGCCGATGAAGTAGTAGCAGGAGTAGCACCTTTTTCCTTCGTATGAAGACGCACACTTAGCTTGGGCTTATTTCCACCCAGATAGACACGGATGGTATCAAAATTGGGACCGCCGACATTGATAATTGACTTATTTAATCCTGCACGATATCCCCATGTAGTAATGTATATCCACGTGGAAATCGTAAATTCACCGCCTTCAAAAATAGGAGGCAGTTGATTCGATGTAAATGTAATTGGTTTGGTCGGGTCCACTTGGGCAGATTGCGTAGTAGAAAGAAGTGTATAGCCATTACCGCTTGACGGGCCAAATAGGTATTGATATAAATAATATAAACCAATGAGTCCAGCAAAAAAGATGAGTACTGGAATCAATCGTATAATGGGACTACTATTCGTATTCGTAGCTTCCATGGTCCTGTCAGATACAGGGATTTTCTAAGCGACCAAATGCCACTTTTTCCAAAAAATGCAGGTCTAAGCATAGGGTGTATTCCATTCAAGATATCCGCCTTTTGGGGGTCGTGTAATAGGATCACACGGTAATCCGGGAGGGCATTGTGCAAATAATCTTATATTTGGAAAGCTAATATCAATCTTATTATCTTCTAGCACCATACCATTCGTATCTACGTAATTAAGACGTATACGTTCAACATCATTCGGAGTCATTCGTGAGGGACTTACAAGAACATGAATCACATTGCCAGCGATTCCCTTATTCCCAACAGATAATGGACTGCTAATCACCACCGGATAATTCTGAAGACGCTCTGAAGCAACAATCTTATTATCATAGATTACATCAAATCGTCGCCCATCACGTAGAACCGCAATAAATATCCATTTTTGTTTTGGAATAGACGGAAGATCAATCACTTCCTCCTTTAGTGTACCTCCATGATTGGTTTGTACTCGGAGGCGTGTGCTTGTTTTCATTTTTTCAGACGGAGTTGCTGCAATTTCTAGATACCAATTATTTTCCACTTGAAGAAGTGGTATATAGGCTCCATGATAGCTAGCAGTTCGATTGCCATCACTTAGTTTATAAAATCCCATTACCGTAGTTCCATTGCTTCCTAGGACGGATTCCTGTGTTACATCGGGCATAAGGATGTCTTTCTTTTTATTCAATGCCGTTAACTTTTCAAGTACATCCAGAGTATTTTTGCTTTTATAAATATATGTAATTATGATTCCTATCACTACTATTAATACAATTCCCCCTATGAGCTTATGTATCAAATCCATAGATGGTACCTATTTATGGATTTGATTTGTTCCTTTATCTGCGATCACCACTTAGGAGCACATAGCAGATGTAGAGGAGGGTGGCATTGGACCTGCACCCATCTCAGTAGATGTACTTAATGATGGCCGTGCATACCGTATTTCAGATGTAAGTAGGACACGGGGCCATATTTTCAAATTGCGAACTTTTGCTATATTGGATTCAATGCCTGAAACAGGATAAATGTCTCCTAACACACTCTTTGGCGTAGTCTGAAAGGCACGCGTTTTAACAAGTTTGCCATCTAGATATACCTCTAATGCATTCTCTAATACAATAATACCAATACGAAAGGGTTCTTGAATGGGAATATTAGATATAATCACGTTTTCCATATTATTATCCTTATTGAGGACAGATACGATCATATCATTTGTATCGGGTAATAATGCAACGGCCAAATTGTAATTGCTTAATACGCCTAATAGGGTATCACCAGACGGAGTAGCTTGTTTTGTAGCCCCACGAGTGAATAAAATACGAGGATGAGATGAAAACTGTAAGGGGTTTTGTATAAATACATCAAGAATCATGGAATATCCGAAGCACTGTGTTTGGATAGGTAAGTCCTTATTCAAAATTTGTCCTGGGGCTGTATTACTCCAAAAAAGCGTACCATCATCAAAACCTGGTACAAGTATTTTACCGGGAGCTCCTGCTTGTAATTGAAAGATAGGTGTAATGAAAAAATGTACAAATAGCAATATGATTAGCATAATGACAATAATTCCAAAGACATACGATAGGACTCGTGGAATATTATTTGTTGCAAAAGAGCCAGCGTTTGAGCTTGAATCTCCAAACATAGTTGGCATCCATGATGCACCTGAATTACCCGTGATACTATCCTTTGTAAATAAAGATGGCAACCAATTAGCGGATCCTGTATTGGATCCTGTATTCGATCCAGGCTTTGTCGAGTTTCTAAAAAAATCTTTTAGATGTGTAAATGACTCAGCCATTCTCCTATTTCATCGTATTGATAAAATAAAAAACCCCGCCCACCGTTGATAATACAACTGCACCCGTAAGAAATCCTTTTATAAATGAACGATAATCAACTTCATTCATATCTTCTCGTGTCCATACTGGTGAACGATTGCGCTTTCCTAGTCGCTCATAATATGCGAGTACCTCCTCCAATGTCCATTCTGGCTTTGCGGTTATCTTATTTACATTATTATGAAGCATAATGGTCCATTTAATAAGGTCTGTTCTAGAATCCAAAAATGGTGTGAGAGGATGTTTCGCCAGGTATTCTTTGTAATGATCTTTGCAGATAGGGCATGGTATAAGATTAGAGAGTGATTCATAAAATTCTTTTGCTGATTTTTTATCAGTATATGTGGGGGTTTTTGAATATCCCAATGCCGTAATATGAATGGTATGCCAAAAAAACGGTCCCCATACACTTGGTGGGAACTGCATCCTAAGCACTTTTTAGAAAAAAAGGAGCTTTTTTATAAAAAAAGCTCGCAAAAAAACTGGCAAAAAAATCACACATGGGGGCTTGAATTGCATGGGGATTTTTGCGAGCTTTTTTCTAAAAAGCTCAATATAAAGATACTAGTCGTTAACATATATAAGAACCCTTTAATGGAGATACAATCACAAAGACCGCAACAATGTACAAATTGTGGCATAACAGGTCATGTCTTTCGCAATTGCACAGCACCAGTTACAAGTTACGGAATTATTCCTGTTCGTTATCTTACAACTACCTATCAAACCTCTCTCTTTTCGTCACTTTCAGACAACGGTAATGAAAGTCTTCAATATCTTTTAATCAAACGAAAAGATTCCATTTCCTATGCAGAGTTTTTGCGCGGACGTTATACGATTACTGATCCTATCTATATTGGTCGATTGATACGTAACATGACACAGGACGAACATCGCCGTTTGAAAACGATGACCTTTGATGAATTATGGCAAACCTTTTGGGGCGAGCAATCGAGTTTACGGTCGCACAAAAGCGATTATGAAAGTTCTATTAAAAAATTCATGCAACTCCAAGATAGTTTGCCCACACTACTTGCAGAAAATCCAACAAAATGGACGGAGCCTGAATGGGGATTTCCAAAGGGTCGTCGAAATCCTTATGAAACCGATATTAATTGTGCCATGCGCGAATTTCAAGAAGAAACTGGAATTAAACGAAATGAGTTCTCGGTGATTTACAATACGCATTCCATTTCTGAAACATTTTATGGATCAAGCGGTGTACGTTATTGTCATAAGTATTACATTGCAATCTGCAATAAATCATTTGAAGTGGAGTTGAATATGAATAATTATCATATGGCCCGTGAAATTGGTGGCATTCAGTGGTGTTCATTAGATGAGGCTACATCAAAGATTCGTCCGGATAATGTAGAGAAACGAGAAATTCTATTAAAGGCTGGAAAAATTATGCGAAATTTTCATCCTGTAGATATGAATGAATGAGCGAATATTATGCCTATGATAAATCATACACTATAAATAGTATGTCCTCTACATCCAATCAGGATAGCTCTTTACCACAAGATCCATTTGCAAATCAGCTTAATTCAATACCACAAGACCCATTTGCAGAGGAAGGTGAAGGTAATGTACCAGAAGAAGTGCAGAGTTTAGAACCTGAAACAGTTGAAGAGGAACCTGCAGTTGAGGAGCCTGCGGTTGCAGAACCGGCAGTTGAAGAACCTGCAGCTGAAGTGGCTGCCGAGGAGGAATCTAACGAAGAGCCTTCTAACGAAGAGGAATCTAACGAAGAGCCTTCTAACGAAGAGGAATCTAACGAAGAGGAATCTAACGAAGAGGAATCTAACGAAGAGGAATCTAATGAGGAGCCTTCTAACGAAGAGGAATCCAACGAAGAGCCTTCTAACGAAGAGGAATCCAACGAAGAGGTTCCCGCAGTAGAAGATGTCCCTGCGATAGAAGACATTCCTGCGGTAGAGAATAAATCAAATAATAGTATTCATTATGATTTTGATTCCCTAACCAATGAAGAAATACTAGATAAATGGGATACTACAATTGATTTTAAGGAGCGCGATAACATCCTTGCAGAACTCCAGCGCAGAGATTTATTCCCATCCAGCGAATTAAGTCAATGGGAATATGAAACGGGCGCCTATCCAGATGTGCGTGATCCAGAGTTTTTACAAAAGCTCCTTTCCAAGCGTGAATTTGCAGAATCTTTACAAACTACTTGGAAGCCCCGCATAAATCCGTGCGATGACAATTCTACCTTTGAAGTCACGCCTGTTCAGCGATTTGTATCTAACTTTATGTCACCTAAAACGCCATATATGTCTGCATTACTCTTTCATGGTGTAGGTGTAGGTAAAACATGCGCTGCTACACAAATTGCAGAAGCATGGTTAGAATATTTCCCTCGGCAAGAAGTACTCCTTGTTGCTCCTCCCACCATTCAACAGGGGTTTTTTCGTACCTTTTTTGATATTAGTAAAGTAGTACTTGGTGAAGGAGATGAACCTAATACTGCATCACAGTGTACAGGGACTACCTATATGAAATTAACCAATACGCTGTATGAAAGAGACCTTGCTAAAATAGAAAAAGCAGTAAATAAACTTATTAAGCGTCGCTATAAAGTATTTGGCTATATTTCTTTTAAAAATTATATAAGT